CACGCGCTTTAAGTAAATCTGCATCAGAAAATCTACCCGGGTGTACTCTACTTTGCGTACGAGGATCAAATACAGGTCTAGCAATAAAATACTCTGTACCTTGAAATGTCCATCTTACATTAATTGGTCTTGGACTGTTACCAATAAATTTACCTGTTGTATTTAGCATACCACCCCAACCAGGACCACCAGCTGATGGCTGAGCCCAACCTTTCAGTGATTGATTCGAATACTGTGGGTCGAAATCTGCATCAGTATATGTTCTACCCTGTTCATGACGAGCTTTAATTAAATAATCCCGGTAATTTAATTGATCGTTGTATTCGGTATTATTTTGAAATGCAACAATTGCATCACTATCTAGATAACGCCCATCATCACCAGTTAATTGTTTCGGGTTAATAGTATCTCCGAAGTAATATATAAAACCAACATTTGTACCTTCACCTTGTTTACCAGCCGGCACTATCTCCGTTCTAGTATCAGTTGTATGAGTATGATTTGGTAAGTCTTCTAATAAAATAGGAGCTCTATACTCACCAGCTATGTCACCTTGTTGAAGATTATTACCATTTCTTTGCTTGTTGCTTCCAGCTGTAAAAGTAAAGGTATCGTCATTTTTATCTGTATACGTTCCGGCACCAACCGAAAATAATCCCTCTGATTCTAAAACCCATTTTGTACCCATTATTCTAGATCCCGGGTTTACAAAATTTGTTGTCATTATTATAACATTAATAGGAAAAAAAGCATCTAGCCATTCTTTTTGATAAGACCACCCTATAGGCTCCACGTAACTATTAATTATAAATCTATTGTCAGCTGAACTTAAAGATATACCGGTAACATTTCCTACCCCGTCATACACTTTCGCTACCCCAGCTGGGTGTTCTCCAGCATCACGTCTATCCCAAGAAGCAATACTACCACCGCTTATGTGTAATAAAGATGTGTATTGATCTGATATACGTTGTTGTGAAAGACTTTCTGGCATTATGTATATTTATTTTAGTAATTAGGAGTACCACTATCAGTACTACCCGGGTTTATTTCATCAAATTCTACCTCACCAATAACTATGTCACCAAAAAAGTCTTCTTCTGGACCTTCTAATAGTTCTGATTTATCTATTATACTATTTAAAACTTGTTGCTGTAATTCAAAAAGTTGGTTAATAACTCGTGAAACAACATTATAATCCACTGCTTCATTTTCATGAAATTCAATATCTCTAAAATTAATATCTAATCCTTTGTAAGTTATATAATCTCTTAGTATAGGTATACCGGCTGATTCTGTTGCTGCTGGTATGAGACTAAGACTTAAAAAGATGTTTATTGTATCTTTAATAATATTTTGTATTTCGCTATTTAATGTGCTTCCTAAGCTCGATTCACAGCTCGTAATTTTTTCATATAAATTTTTAAGATCTAATGGTACGAAGTTTTGATACAACAGATTACTTTCTTTAAACAAATATATACGACCGATATTATGTAAAAGGAAAAATAGATCAGTTTCATTTTTAGTTACTATATAGTTTATATAGTTAAAGTAGTTTGATCTAAGTATATTAGAATTAAACTTTTTTTCAATTAAATTAAAACGTTCTCCAGTACTATTAAAGTACATATCAGGTAGATATTGTAAATTCTCTGGATCTGCAAAACCAGAAACTTCTTCAGGGTTTGATATAAATCTTGTTGTTATAAAGCCTCTATCGTTTATTATAAAAACATTTGAATCATTTTGTGAGAAAAATATTTCAATATCATCTTCTTCAACTGCGGTAAATTCATATGTCGGTCTATGCCTAAATACATATTTTGGATTTAAACTCGAACTTAGATTAGTTATTTTTTCAGCATCTAATTGATATAGGTAAAATACACCTTCCCCGCTAGTATCCTTTTCACTAATTTCCGGTGATACCTGCCCCGGTTCAGTTAAAACTAAAATAGAATCATCTGTGTCTCTTATATCGAAAGAAACTATATCCTCATCTTCTTCAGCTATAATCGTTGCAATTAATTTATTCGAGTATTTGTTTCTAACAGAAATAGCTATTGTATCAATTCCTTCCTCTTCATTTATTTCACGGTATCTATAACCCAATAAATTGTTTCCTATTTTAACTGTTTTATCGATTACATCTTCACGTAGAGTTATTTTATCTACAAGCTTTAACTTTCCGCAAGGGTTAATAAAACTATTGTCGTATAAGTTAAGCTCTACTTCTACTGAGCCAGCTGATAAACTGTATAATATATCTGCTGAATTATCATACGTAAATCTAGTACCACCTTTGAACAAGGTTTCACCAGTATCCTCGTCAGGTGTAATAGGTACTAAGTTACTATTTTTAACAAAGCTACCCGAGAAAGTGTGTGAAGTCGTTGGCGTTGTCGTAAAATAAAAATATGTCTCATCATTATAAACAAATAAAGTACTATCGATAGTGTCGTCTAATACATTAACACCTTGTACTTTATCGATAAAACTAAATGGATCAATTTGAATAGGAAATTGATTATCCTTAGCTAGCTTTGTATCATCATTACGTATATCATTTTTTCCACTCGATAACCCTAAGAAGTATGCGTTTCCATTTTTTGCAGAGTTTTTGAAGTTAAGCAAATCATTTCGCGATGTTATATTTAATGCATATAGATTAAGATTATTTTGATTTAAAATACCTAAATTTGTATCAATAAACGATTGATCAATTACACTTCTTGGAGATATAGTAGGTCTTATCAGTATATTAGACTCCGCAATTGGTGTTGTTGTTCTATCAAACTCTAACTTATGTAAAATGCTATTCGCAAAAAAAGTATCAGTAGATTGCAAAACTTGTGAAGCTGTGGTAAATGTCTTACCGGTATAAGCTACACCATCTCTTACGTTAACAAAACCTGTATACGGCGCGCTACTTAAAGTAAAACTGCCAGCAGCAGCATATTTAAAATATTCAATCATTTTTTATAGTCTATAAATTTAATCTCGTTAATGTTAGTTGTTTTTGGAATGGAGTTTTTAATATTTGTCAAAATAATATTTTTTACCTCATCGCGAAGATTACTATCTGTTATATTTAAATTTTTAATATTAATATCCACCTCAGTACTCTTATGCTTGAGATTTGTATTTATTGAATTTATAAGTTGTATATTATCAGTTAAATTTCTTTGACCACCTGGTAGAGATATAGTTATATCTTGGATATTATTGAGATTAGAGCTAAACAAGAAAGATAATCGCTCATTTTCATTAAGAGGTTCGAGTGAAAGGTATAAATTATCAATAGCTATTCTATCTTCCGGATTATTAGCAGCATTACGTAATATTTCAATACTCTGCTGTTCATTTTCTTGATCCATATAGTATATATAAATATCACCAAAAAGAATACGCTTAGTAAACATTTGAAAGGCGTTAATTTCAAATGTATACAGCTCAATTGAATTTAAATACAATCTAAATTCACCTAACACAGCATCAAAAGATAAGAAAATATTATTTTGTTCAAATAAATCAATATCAAATTCATACTCATATGTTGTTTGAGCTATTCTAGCTGATAAGGTTAATCCTTGAGTGCTGTTATCAAATAGTTTATATGTAAATTTACATTTTTTCCCTATTTTTTCGAATCTAATGCCCCCATCAATTGTATTGTATTCTGACTCTATATAAAAATCATTTGTATCATTTTGTATAGTAAACCCTAATCCAAAGCCACCGTTTTTATTTATAGTAGAGAAATAATTATTAATTTTTCTATCTATTACTGAAGTTTCACAAAAATTTGTTGGAGATTTTCTAACAAAATCTTCTTTTGTAATTCTAACGTATTTGTATCTTTTTGATGGTTCAAAAATTAAATCGCTCTTTTTATCAAAATAATATTTTTGAGATACAGACGTTTTAAGGTCTGAATTAGTCATAATTAAATTTTCTACAGCTTGATCATATGTTATATTAAATGAACCAACTCCTCCTAAAGCTTCTTCTTTTGTAACTAAATCCGGGTAAAAATATCTATCTACCCAGGTTCCACGTTTACCTATACCTCCTGATAACCACGTACATAGATAGGTTACATTCTCACCTTTAACAGAATTATCATCTAAGTTATATACCCTATCAGATAAATCAGGTGTAGTAAAAGAAAAAGAACCACAATCCGTAAATTTGGTATCATTAATGTTAATCTTATCAAAAGGCTGGAGTGAAGACGGCGTTGTAAAGTGTGTCGTACCTGGCGCAATAACTATATCATAATTATTATAAACGTAGTTTAATGCTAATGTTTCATTTTCTTCACTATCCACGTCTGAAAAAATACTTGTATAGTTTCTTAAGTTTTGTGCGAATGTAGTTGTCTCAGAAGTAGATAGAAGATTATTTGACGATGTAAATGAGTCTTGTGTATTTACTATGTTTTTTAAAGTTAAGAAATTAAAAATTTGCTTACCGCTATTACTCGAACTATAAAATAAGTAGTTAGAAGGTAAATGAAAATCACTTGCAACATTTTTAATTTTACCACTATCATTATATGTTATATAAGATGTATTATATGGCGACGGTATAGATAAATTTAGCTCTTGATCAAGCCTTATACTAAAAGCAGTGACTGAAAACTCATTATATTGATTTACAGGATCAAGCCTTGTTGCAATAACCTTATCTCCGTTACTAGTTAATGCATAAACATTTTGTACTCCAGATTTATTTTTTGTAGAATATAAATTAATGTAACTTATTGATAGATATTTACTTAAATTATAATTTAAGTTAAACCCGGATAGTGGTAATTCACTTTCTGAAACAAATAACACTTCACGCGTATCTTTAAACTCACTGTCGTTATCATCTTCTACAACAAGAAAATATCGAATATTATTTACCCTAGTTGCAACTCTACAATTAAAATCATCTATTAATTCAATTTCAAAAACACTACCTCTGTTAGGATTAATTGTTGCTATTCCGTAGTTTTCTGCTTCATAAATGTTATTCTCTATTTTAAACGTACTTAAAGAAGCTGGCTTAAAGGAACAAAATGCATTAGCGCTGAACCCAAAACTTAACGTTGAGGTATATTTTTTCGGTTTTACTTTTGGTGCATTATATGTTGTAATGCTATCTAATAAAACATTATTAGTAAGATAAAAGTTAGTGTAGTTTAAATTTTGAAAGCTTTGTGAGCTAGAGAGGGCTTGAATAAAATTTATTTTAAAACCACCGTTAAATGTCCTAGGAAATTGATCTAATTCAATATTCATTGGACAAAAGCTAGCCTCTGCAGAGCTAAGTGCACTTAGACTAGATTTTACTAAAGATCCCATTAACAATATTTATGCTATATACTAGTATTGCCCAACTCCACCTGCACCACCTTTAGAAGGGTCTTCTTTAAATTGATCATTATCCATTTGTACTATATAATCATCCTTTTTAGTAAGAAAAGTAAATCTAGATGGGTTATCAGCTTTATTAAGGAGATCTAATCCAATTAAATCTATATCTTCTATAGACTGGTAGTAGCCATTAGTACGAATATTTATTGGAGCACTCAATTGAGTAGTTTCACCTGTTACATAGCCTATATTGACTTTTAAAATAACAGATTTATTTAATGCAAAGTTTGATGGTTCGTATATATGACTATATGTATCAGTTAAATATTTCGGCGCAACTCCTTTATTAATTTCTGGGAAAATAGAATCTTTTGTATAATCACGAAAAATAGTAACATCAGGTTCTAATACTTCAGTTCCGTCGCCCCAATCAATTGCAACATAATTAGGAAATGTATCAGTAAATACATCTACTAAATTTAATTTAAAATTAGTTATATCAAAGAGATTGGTAGTTTCATAAACTTTACTAATTTCTGCTGAGGTTGTAGATATAGAAAATGTAAATGTGTTCATAGTATTAAAGCTGCTGCAGATAGAGGTGATGGCTCTACAAATGTTGTTGTTAAAGCAGGTACCGTAGAAGATAATACAAAATTAATATTATCTAAGTTACGTATATTTTTTGCTGATTGAGTAAAATTAAAAGTAAATCTACTATTATTACAAATATATGCTTCTGTATTACAAATTTCAATATCGTTTTTATATTGAAAGAGATAGTTAAATAAAACTGGTCCTTTATTTTGATCTTTTAAAATAACAGCGAGGTTAAACTGCTCGTTATCACTACTATAAGTTAGTATTGGCTTACTACATTCTATATATACTGAGTCTTCAGCTGTTAAAGCAAAATATGCCGCAGAAGAAATAGCAGGGTTACCGGTCGTAGGGTATATTTGCTCACTTTCGTCCTTTGTATAACTATATCGGTAAATTTCTGGATAAAATCTATCTCCTTTATAACCAACTTGCTCTCTTTTCATTCTACAATAGAAAACATCATCGCCTACTTTTAATCGATTACTTGCTTTATCAAAAAAGTTAGTATTGATAGTTAAAGAGTTAGTAAATGTATTTGGAGTTTTAAATTTATCGTTATCGTAATTAGTTCTCTCAATTATAACGTGACTGCTTGTTTCAATAAAAAGAGTACTGTAAAAGATATCAAAATCAACAACTGCTGTTGAAAGCTCATTGCAGATTGATTTATTATATTTTGTAGATAGATACGGTAAGGATTGTGTTAATTCTCTAACAGCAGGCGCAGCTGGAGCTTTATTTATATTTTTAACATATATTTTACCTAGATGATCTTGCTTATCAAAAAACGCTTCTCGAGCTGAAGTAACATTAGATATAGAAGTTTTTTCAAAGACACTTGAATTAAATTCAAATTGTTCTCTATCTTGCGTATAATTAAATATGATATTATCAGTAAAGAAGCCACCATCATAATCTTTCACTCCGTTTGTTCCAGATAAACGAACATTAAAGCTAAAATTACCAGATAAGCTCTTCGTAAAATTATCTGTTGGATCACACAACGCTGTAAAAATAGTCTTATTAGGAAAAGATGTTGGATATGGAGGTGTAGAATTAAACTCACCAATACCACCTTCAGTCAACTCAGAGAAATAAAATTGAGCAGTACTACTCGCATAAGAACTTAAATCTGAAATATTAGATGTACCTATATCAGTAGCACTAGTAGGATCAACAAGCGTTTCACTATCTGAAAACTTAAAATATGCACCTTCTTTAACATCAGCATCTATTGTAAATCCTTCTGGTCTTCTATAATCTACTTCTAAAAAGTTCGAAGGTTCTTTTAATCCTTGATAAGGATTAAAATATCTAAAGAAGATATTATAAGCAGAAGTTGGAAAACTCGTCCATGTGCTGGGCGTATCTGGTAGATCACCTCTTCCAGTAAACCCATTTGTAAATGTAGATAGACCGGATCTAATAGTTTCTGAAAATGTCGAACTATCTGTTTTTTTATAAGAAAAATTATAACCCTCACCATATAAACTATCAAAAAATTGATAGCCGTTCATTAGCAAGCTTTTTATTTTTTTAGGTGTTTCCAAGACAACATTATTTCGATAATAATTTTCATCTTTTACTAATCCAAATATATTTCCAAAAAGGTCTTTTTTACTATCGTATATATACCCTTCGTCAAATAGATATGATAAATCTGTATTAACATTTCTATCTTTACCCATTTCAGAATTATACCCAATAAACGCTGTACTATCTCTATCTGTATTAGGTTGATTTACTGCAATGCCCTTACTCGCATTATTTACTGAACGCGAAGTATCAATTATAAACGTTAAAACATTTTCTGTATTTGTAAAAAGATTAGGATCTGGAAAAATATATAATTGATTAGGAGGATATTTTGTTCTTGTAAAAAACTGTAATCGTTTACCTTCTATAACTACTATTGCTGAATTTTGTGGTCTAAAAAACCCTAAGTCACGTTCACTAACTATATCATTAGAGAAAACTGATGCTGTTGACGGAAACTCTTGGTTTAAGAAGTTTGCATAAGGTTTTTCAGCTTTAAACAATAATTTAAGATTGTTGTTCTCGTCAAGTTCAGGATTACCATCTTCATCAGTTGCAAGATAATAAAAATCAGCACCCATATATTTTTGGGTTAGTTTTCTTTTATTATTGAATAAAGAATCAGACTCAACGTTAAAATTTAAAGTGTTGCGAACTTCCTTTAGCTCAATTAAATCACTAGCAACATTAGCAAAAACTTCTTGTATAAGTTCACTATCTTCTGCTAAAAAGATATTATCTAGTGGTGCTTGTGTTGGATCATAACTTTTAAAAGATCTACCATATGAAGACGCATCTGGCTCTCTGTTAAAATATTGTGAAAAATTATCAAAATATTCTGTAGTAGATATTGATAACTCTCGTTTAATTTTTTCTATATCATAGTCTTTAGCAGCTGTACTACGGTTTTCTAAAAATTCTAAAATAAGATCAATAGCTGCTTGCTCTACCCCTAAAGAGCTACCTTTTACTTTGGCTTTTGTAGTAGCATAAAATAATTTTTGTCTTTTATCTTTATAGTATGATATAATACTTCGTATTTTTTTACTATAGAAAGACATTGCTATTTCTAAGTCTTGTGCATCAGTAAAATCAAGCTGAGTAAGAAATGTACGCTCAGCATTAGTTGAAAAATTTAAAGTAATGTCTTTTAAGAAATCTCGATATCGATCAATAATTACTTCTTTGTTAGTTTTACCTTGTAAGCTAGTTTTAGAATTCCAGCGATTCAGATAAGTTTTATAAAATGTCGTTAATGTTTCAGGGTCGTATTGCTCTGTTACCGTTTCAATAAATTGAACGAAAGAATATGGTGTAAATTTATCTAATGCGTCATCTCGCTTGACATTAGGATTAGTTATAGATAAATCTACTTCAGGGTAGCCTGTAACAATAGTATCCATTAAACATATTTATCTCTAAAACAGAGATAGACTACTAAATAAAGAATTTCGAATCATAACATCAAATATATTGTTGTCTCCTTCCAACGTACTCAACGGTGTATTATATTCTAATGTTGTTAAACCGTTTTTATAATCAACTAATCCCCCTTCAATAGTATTATCAAAACCACCAGATAGATTATAAAACAAATAAAATTTATCTACTTCAGCTATAGTATCAAAAGAAGAAGGCAAAACAAGAGGCCATCCCCAATTAGGCCCGCTGCTTGTTCTATCATGTAATGTAGTAAAATCACTAAGCATATATGTAGTTGATGCACCGGCTTTAGAATATTGACTACCGCTTAATGCGCAGAGCGGTTGAAATGTATTTAGTCTTGTATAAGTTTCACTAAATTTTTCGTAAGCTACAATATCCGTACCAGCTGTTATTTGATATGTAGATGTATCAATTATTGAGCTTAAATTTTTCCCAAACGTTACTTTTGTCGTCTCGCCTCTAGGGTTATAGTTTTCGTTAAATTTATTTTGAGTACCTCTAAATTTATTATAGTTTACACTCAACATACTCATTAATCTATCAACAAGCTCTGGTTGTTGCGCTAAAGCTCTATCAAATACTAAACCATCATCATCTGCTAAGTTTGTTAAATTAATAAGAGAATTAATATCGCAAAAATCTAAATCAGCATTATTAGAAGTAAAGTTTTGTATTTTTGACCAAAGCTTTTTACCTAAAACAGTGTAATTACTACTTACATTACCAAAAATCGTACCTAGAAAATCTGTAAAAAGAATATTTTTGTCTAGTAATACTTCTTGAAATCTTAAATCTTTAATTGTCTCTTCGAAATCAAAATCTTCATTTTGAAGATATGCTTCATAAAAATCTTTAGGGTAACAGGTAAATGATGTAGCACCTGTAACAGTATTTTTTATTGATGTAGCTGTATCTTCATAAACGCATTTTGCACTTAAAGTTAAAAATGAAGGTCGACCAGAAAGAGTTGCAAGAGTTTTATCATTAAAAGTTAACAAACCTCTATACCAGAATCTCGTATCAAAAGCAGATAAAGGAGCACCGCTTAAGCTTTGTATATCATAATGTGACGTTGCAACTACAACACCACTAACACCTGGTATAATTTCTGGTGCAGTCCCAGATAATAATTCAAACGTTGGTGTCGTATTACTCGATAACGACTTCATTGTATAGTATCCTGTATTTTTAGGAGATAAAATAAATGGAATTCCTAATCCTTTAAACTGCACAGGGGAAATTTGAAACGTTTCAACACTATCACCCTCTCCAGGAATGCCATTAGAAGTTATTGCTATACTACTAATAGTTTGTGATGAAACTGTACCCACTAAAGAAGATAACGTAATAGTAAAATTATTGGAATAGTTGTTATTTTTAAATCCTGAAGTCGTATCTGAAAATATATTATTTCTATCTTTAAATAAAGATATGTTTATAGGTCTATAAGGCTGTTTTTGCTTATCAGTTTTAAAATAAAATATATCTTGACCAGAGCTACCAACATTAAAGCTTGAGATATGCGTACTTAAAGTATTAACTATAGAAAATGCAGTTGGTCCTTTACCAGATGTATGATTATTACCACTTAAGCGAACATATATATTAGCAGAAGATAGAGATAGTTTTTTTAATTCTTCATATTCATGCCCTGATAAAGTATCTACATAATTTTTCTTATAAAAAGAATGAAATGCTCTAAGATTATTATATTTGTTAGGTTTTAAGTTAAAATAATTTGGCACGTCACAACCAGATACAGAAAAGTAAATGTCTTGAAAATCTTGATAAAATGGTGATTGTGAATAAACAGTAATAGGTTTCGAAAATTCACTTGCTGATAGTTCTAATATATTAGTTTTAGTTGGTCCAGCTGTAATAGTAAATGTATTAGTAAGATAATCATGTATAGTTACATTAGTACTAAATGATGCGAGTATAGCATTATTACTACAGTCCCGTAAAATCATTCGCACGTTATAAACACCTGGATACTGATATACATGTGCGCTTGTTAAAGAATTTCCAAAACTTCCATCACCGAAATCAAAAGTTGCTTTAAGATTATTATACTGTGTGGTTACAGCTTCACCTCCTAGAGAGCTTGGAATGCGTGCTTTAAAAGTAAGCGGGGTAAAGGGTAAATTATAAGAAGATAATTTAGCTTCGCGCTTGTAATCTTCTACATCAAACGTTGCAAAGTTAACTTGTATATTACTCATCTGTTATAACAATACGGTCAGTCACAGATAATGGTGAATATAGATATGGAAATTTAAAAAACGGCAACGTTTTATCTTGATTCACTAACTCTATGTCACTTTCCGGATATTGTGGGTTAAATGATAAAAATGATATACCTCCAGTAAATATTTCACCAGTAAATTCATTTCTGGTCTCTATTCTTTTTATTCCTTCTAAAGAAAGAATATCATTAGCAAGATTTGTTAATTGTAAATTACCACCTAAAATATTATCTTCAGGATCAAAAAACTTTTCAATTAAACTACCGATTCTTGCTTTTAAAGTTGTTTTATTAATTTTATTATTCGTCTCTCTAACAGCGTATAATTTTGTTTGATCTAAAATATCTAGAGTTAGATTTGCTGAATCTCCTATACCTAAACCAAATGCCATGTATATAGGATCTCGAGGTACGACAGTATTAGATAGCATTTTTCTATCTTGAGTTTGAGTAACTATATAATTTTTAAATGAGTTACTCAAAAATGGTGGATAAAATTTATCTTGTGTTACTTTAAATCGAGGTACAACAAAAACATTAATGTTATTAAAATCACATGAGTCAGCAAAATTAACTTGATTAATAATAACTCTATTTACTTTATTAGGATCAACACATATATCATAAAAATATTGTATATATTCATTAACGTAGCTATCATTGCTTGAAACTCTTGCGCTGGTAATTACATTAGCTAAGTTTCTCTCTAAGAATGACTGAAAATCTTTTTCTGTTACTAGTCTTAATTGAGAAGAAAACATTTTTGGAGCATTTTGTCTAATTTGCTCAACAGTTTCTTCTGTTGAGAGAGCAGAAGAATTTAAAGGATTATTAAAGGTAATTTTTGGACTATTAGAGATATTTAAAAAGGTTGTTTCATCTTTATTAGGATATAAATCTTGAAATAGCTCTCGCTGTCTTGTCGAATCGTAAACAAAAAGCTTATTACCATTTATAACATTTTTACTAATTACACCTGCAGTATTATCCGAAAGTATGTAATCAATAGACACAATATCCCCACTATCTAATTTTTTACCAAACACACCATTACCAAATTTTACTTCATAATGGCCATGTTCATTTAATCTTAACTCACATACTCTTTCAACAGATTTTGAAAGATATAAGCTTTCAACAATTTCATATTCATAGTATGTATTGTTGCTTAACTCTTTTACATATACACTTATAGTACCATCAGCAATAAATTTATCATCATTACTATCTACTATGTTATCAACTACAATAGGAAGAGTTTCAAAGCTTTCACCTTGCGCTGTATAATCAGGGTATTCTTTAATTGTACCTTGATATAAAATTGTTTCATCATTTACTGTTTGTAATGTTTCTTGATTATTAGTAGCTTTATTAAAAGATATATCATTAATAAAATTATACTGTACGCCATCAGCTAGAAAGTATGAATATTTACGGATAGTATAATTACCAATAGGTAATGAAGCAGTCGCTACAGCATTTATAGGAACAATTGAAGTTTGCTTTCCAGCAGGTTTATAGCCTATCAACTTTACAATCTTATTCATATTTTCATATAAAGTTGCTTGATCAAAATTTACTTCAGCTGCTGAATTATTTAAATAGAATAAAAGAACATGATATGAATAAGCAATTATATCAATTACTGCTGCTAAATTACTACCTTCAAAGTTTTGATCTGTAAATTTTTCATTTTCATCTAATCGATTGATAATGTAATCTTTTAAACTTACAGCATCAAACGCTACATATGCGTCTTGCGGTAGATTAAAATCTAAAAACTTGTTTGAGGTTTCGTTTGTATTAGTTGGCATGGTTATAAGACGTAATATCCGTTACTATTTAATAATGATTTAAGAGTTATCCCGAACGCATTTAGTGATGGAATATTTATTTGCATAGCAATATAATATTCTTGTGCATCAGTAATAGCATCCACGGTAACATTTTCTAATTGAATTCGTGGCTCTTGCCCAGGTAATAATACTTCAATATCATATTTAATCTTATATGCTGTTGAGGTATTAACCGGTTCAAATAAGTATCTTCTTAAATCTAATCCAAATTCTGGATTTAAAATTTTCTGGCCCGGTGAAGTTAAAAAGATGTTTATAATACTATTTTTAATAGCATCTAAATCATATGAACCCTGTACATCTTTTAAAATAACATTTTTATTAAGTTGTTTGTTGTAGTATACTTCAGGTGTTAGATCTAAAAAAAGATCTTTAAATAGATATCCCTCCTTTAAGGCTGCTTCGCTGCCTTTATCTACTGAAACATCTGTTATCTTAATAAGAGCCATTTACAATATTTAATGTAGCATATCAGGATTAAGGAACTATAATATAATTACGTATGGAGTTAATTGGTAAAGCTGATGTAAAGGTTGATGTTTCTTTTAAAGATATTCTTAATACTCTTGAAGTAGAAGTTCATAAAAAGCTAAAGCTTCCTCATCCTAATGAAGGCAAGGTTACGGCTGAACTACACGATGACGGAAACAGTCGTTGGATTATAGAAAAAGATGTTAATACTTCTCATTCGTTTCAACTTAAAGAAAGTTTAGGACCAGTAGATGAAGAAGATATTGAAATCTTCCAAGCTTATCATACTTTACGTTTCTTTCTTAAAGATAGCTAAAACTGTATGATTCTTTGCAAGCTGGCATAAATAATATTATGGCCGAAAAAAAGTTTGTAAGTTTACATGAATCGTATATGAGAAGGTATGAGCGTGGAGGCTTTCTCGTAGGTGACGTTTTTAAGTTTAATGATGATTACCAATCAATGGAATGTTATAAAGCATTAGGTAAAGCTACAAAAGATCTTATTACTAAAATGATAGACTCAGGTCTGCATATTAGAGTTACAGGAATAAAAGATACTGCTCCGACGCGCTTCCCGGCCAGCTCGCAACAATCTTCCCTACATGTAAATTTAAATCTTGCTCTCGATGAGGGCGGTGGAAGATATTCACACTACGTAACTGTACCTGGTACGATGGGCCATGCTATACAATACGCGCCTAATCTTTTGCCTATACCAGACGCTCTTAAGAGAAAGAGTACTGTAACTATCAAGCCTGAAGAGTATGTAGAAGACGAAGAGATGCGAGCAAATAGGACTGATAGAGGCGGGCTCGAGCCTCACGATCTTTCTCCAACCGAAAGATCTTTACCTAAGCAAAATACTGATATTCCAAGTGACCCAGCAACGCCATCTCCTGCTGTAACATCATACACAAATCAGTATTTGTCTGATCTTAAAAAAGCTTAAACTTTTTCTAGATTTACTAGACACGCAAAGGCGTTAATTTCTTTATCTACAACAAACGCACTTTTATAGAGATGATCTGCGATAATAGCAATCATCTCTTTCTTTTTAATATCGTCAATATTTGCAGAGTAGATAAAGTTTAAGTAGTTACTTAGTAAAGTATCATAATCACCTTGAAACCTATCTTCATTTTCTATCAAGTATCTCCTCGCCTCAAGGCATTTTTTAGAACTTATTTTTCTGTAGATTGTTTCGAGCAACTCGCTATCACTAACAATGCTAGTAATACACAGCTCTGAATCAATAACGTTTTTCTGGAGTTCGTTGATCGTTTTCCGAAGATCGGGGAAGTGACGCTTGACGAGTTGTACAAATTTTTTCTTTTGTTCTTCAGGTACATTAACGTTTTCATTTTTAAGAATAAGATAACATCTTTTAACTGCTAGTTCAACAACCGGCTTAATAGTTAGTGACTGACATCTAGACTGCAAGGCAGGAATAATTTTATGCTTATAGTTAGCAGTAATAATAAATCTGCAATACTTAGCAAATGTTTCCATAGTATTACGCAACGCAGCTTGCGCTTGAGCAGTTAATCCATCACCTTCATCTAAAATTACTACTTTAATGCCACCGTCAAAAGATTTAGTTTGAGCAAAATTAGTGATATTATGTCGAATAGTATCGATACCAGACTCATCAGAAGCATTAATATAAAGATAATTACATCCGAGTATATCGTTAACAATAACTCTAGCAAGGGTGGTTTTGCCAGTACCAGGATTACCAACAAAAAGAAGATTAGGAATTTCATTCTTATACTCTTTAACTACTCTTAATGTCTCTTCATCTAAGATAACATCATTTAGCGTCTTCGGTCGATACTTTTCAACCCAAATTTTATCAAAATCAATCATAATTATTTACCAGATGAACCAAAGCCTTTTTCACCACGAAGAGAATTTTCAATTTCACCTTCAATAACTTTAACTTCATGATTATTATAAACTACAAACTGTGCAATTCTATCACCAGCTTTAATTTCATAATCAGTATTAGTTAAGTTATAAAGCTTAATTCCAGCACTACCTCTATATCCACTATCAATAATACCAGGGTGAGGTAAAATGCCATGCTTAAATCCTAAACCTGATCTACCTTCTATTCTTACCCAAAAACCAGGTTCAATATAAGCAAACTTTAAACCTACATCAATTACAGCAGATCCCTTAGCAGGAATAACTTTATCTTCTACACACGTTACATCTAATCCAGTATCATCCTTATGGTTTTTAGAAGGTAAAACTGCATTATCAGTAAGCTTCTTAAATTTCAATATCATATACCTAATGATAATATATGTTGTAGAAAATTCAAGAGTAGATTAAATATATGTGTAATGGCTGAAGACGAGCTAGATGAAGCAGTTAACGATATTATTGCTCAAATAAAGGGCAATAAGAAAACTGTACAATCATTTCAAAATGAAGAAATCTCTATTGATAGAGATAACTTAGAAGAATTTATCTTAAAATCTTCAGGAAAATTAGTTACTAAATCTCTCGAGATTGTCGATAACGTCAATGATTATATTTCATCAGCTCCGGAAAATAGAGATGTAGCTGCTTTAGCTGAAGTTATTAAAGCAACTGCCGGTTCAATAGATACTTTACAAAAGCTCCATAGTTCAAATGAAAGAAACGATACTCAAAAAGAAGTAAAGCGTATGGATGTTGAATCTAAAGAAAGAATAACTATGGCTGATAATCAAACTAAAATGTTATTATCACGTGACGATATAATGAAAGCTTTAGTTGAAAAAGATGATGATGTTATTGATGTTTAAAAATTAAGAGAATTACATCCTTCTTCATCAGCGCATATATCTCTTTCTTTAAGTTGCGCTAGATAATCTTCAAACTCTTCCATTGTAGGGAAAGGCATCCATACAGTACCACCAGTACTTGTTGGATGAGAATGTGACCCTGATAAAGCACCATTAGTTATTTCTAATGTTTTATTAGAGGCGCTCTGTGGATTTGTAAAAGTAGTTACATTTAAAACTCCAGGGAAAGTACCAAGTCGATCAATTGCTGTTTCTGGTGGCGTCAATTGTGTACCACCAATATTTTTATTTTCTTTTGGATTATTTCCACTACCTCCTTGACCAGCTACAGTATATAAATCGAAAGACCCTGATGCAGTAGATATAGTTAAACCAAAATCAGGCACGGAAGGACCACAACAACAACTACAGCATACTTCAACACACTCTTCATCAATATATTCATTTCCTTGCTCATCAAATGCTTTCTTTAATATTAGAAATGACTTACAGACTTTACCATTTTCTGTTTTTGAAATATTTTGTTCTGGATCAAAAAAGTTTATATCTCTTTTATAATTAAACAATCTAAATGCATCAGGACCAAGATAACTTTCTACTAACTGTATTATTGAGTCGGCAATACCACGGAGCACGTTACTAAACTTTATATCTTTAAGCATTAGATTACCAACAGCAATTGTAGATGATGCATATTCACCTAGATATTCACTATTAACTCGCTCTACTGTACGTTTATCAATATACGGTAAAGTGTTATCACTATATATAGCGCTTTCTGAATTATAATTAAACACATCTGAACATGTTCTTTGACAAGTATTAAGATTTCTTCTTATAAACGCTGGTGTCTTTTTAGTTAAATTTGTTGATATGTCACTAGATGAACCATAATATGCAGATACCCCAGCATTTTGCTGTACGGTATTAGCTAAACAAGCCATAATATCAGGCGAAGGAAAAAAGCAATTTTGTTCTCTTCCTAATCCTCTATATGGATTTTGTGCGTATACTGCTACTTGATTTGTAAATGGTCCATTATATAGTAATCTTATATAATATAATGCTGCTTGTTCATCTATTTCAGGATTACCTTTTATAAGATCGTCAACAAAAATACGTAACTGATTAAAGCCTAGCTGATATACCTTTTTAAATGATTCGCAAAGCTCTTTATCTTTTTCTGAAAACGTATAGCCGAGAATTGGACCTCTATCTTGATCTTTACAATCTGTTTCTATTATAGATGTAAATTGATCTTTAGTAAGTTCTAAAGCTCTTAATGTTTCAACACTTTTATTACAAATAGCCATTTTATTATTTTACATCTTTTATTTCTTGACCTGGCCCGACACATGTCTTAATACAAGATATTACATTATAATATCTATCTCTATTAAATAAATGCCTTACTTTCGTAACAAACCATCTACCTAATAGCTTCTTATCTACAATTTCCTCATCGTTATTTCTCTTAAAAATATCTATAAATTTACCAGCTTTTCTAGCTGTATCTCCTATATTATCAATTGCTAGCTGTAAATTATAAAATGTTAAATTAGATACCATTTGAGCTTTTGCAATATTTCTAACATGTTCGGGCTTAAACGGAAGAGCAAATGGTTTAAAAATATCAGCTTTACTTTGATTAATAGGTAAAAATGGTTCTGGTTTACCACCGACACACTTAAAAACATCTACATAAGATTTTGTCCAATCGTCTTTTATATCTTTAATTGTCATTAACTCTTGTACTTCTGTACCTAATACTCTATCAGTAGTTGAAATAGTGTAGTTAGTAAAAAATTCATTACTCCAAGTTACCATAGGTGTTGTAAAATTTGTATTTTTTAAAGCATTAGTATATTCATTTACTGGAACTTTTTCATCTATTGGATTACTGCCAACAGTTCCTTCATTCTTTATATTAGTTAAATCACCAATACCAAAAGCTTCTTGCGTTAGTTTAGAATTTTGTCCAAAAATTTTACTAATAGGTCGTAATTGATACTTTTTCTTAACTCTATCAAATGTTAACATTGCTTGACAAGGTAAATTACCATCAATGAAATAATAAATTCTTAACAAATATCTAATTAAATCTGAATATCTAAATGTTCTTGGAGGTATTATATATTCTGGAAAGTTATCTATTATCATATCACCAGGCTCCCAATTTTCTAAATCTACAATATCTGATTCAAGAACATCTTCTAGAATTTCTTTTATCATATCACCAACAGCAACTCCCGTACCACCTCTACCACCACCACCATACCTTTTTCCATATGGAATCTGCTCATTTAATTTAAAATAATTTTTTTCTACTAACGTATACGTCTTAAAATTATTTGATCTATCAGTTTTTGAAACACTGTTATTCTCGTTAACTATAACAAAATCATATTCTAATTTTATTTCATCTTTTGGTCTCTTATCTAGATTATTAAACAACGTAATAGAAAAAGTATCTCTACCATCACCTCTTGTAAATACATTATTCTCTACAAAATCAAATGGATTATTAACAGTAACACTTGCATTAGCAAATGGTTCAAAAAAGTTTTCCTCTAATTCAAATGTTTGAACTGCTGCTTTTGTAAAGTTAATTTCCCCTGGCTTGTCTGGATCAATACTCGGTCCTGTGAGATTAAATTTACAGAAAAACTCACTTCCATTAATAGGATAAATGTCTTTACCTGGTTTCATTAAAAGTGCCTGTCACTAAAAACAGTAGTTTCCGTAATTTGTTGATAGATTAAACCTCTTTCGTTTTTCTTAATAAATTTTAATTGCATCCCACCTTCAGCATAAAATAAATTATTAAGAAGAGGTTTGTTTAATAAGTATATTATCCACCAACTATCGATATCGCCATATAAATTAAATGATGTTGTTGTAAGAGGTTCACGTGATTTAACAATATGCGTATCAAGTAAATCTGGATCTATATTATCTGGAAACTCTATCTTATTTAGTATGTTATAAAAATAAAATTCTTTCCCTTGCTTACTCTCTGTAAATATACGAAATATCCTTTCATAACGAGAAACAGGAAGGGTTTCTAGCTCCTCAATTTGGTTTTGATATTTACCTGTTGTACCTGTTAAACTCATTATCTTCCAAACCTTTCATTTCTTTGTCTTAATAATTGGGAATTTTCATTAGCTAAAGTTTGAGGTGAGAAATTTGATGGTGGTCCTACAAAATTCTCACCTGTCTCAAACTGCTCTCTCAGTTGACCTAAAGCTGCAGCCCTTTCACGTTCATACTCAACTCCACTTTGACTTGGTGTTTGTACAAATTTCATAAAGTTAGCCGGCTCAATTGTTAATGATATAAAGTTTAATGTTATAATATAAGCTTCAGGAATTATAACATCGTTAATTTTTCTTCTTTGACCTAACATTGATATGCCAAAATTTTCTAAGTAAGCCCATTCTATATATCTTAATCCAGGTACTTCAATATGATAGATTGCTGGGAAGGTCATACCTAACGGTCCTTCTCGTCTAGGTCTATTTATAATAGTAAACTCTTTTATAAACTCAGCATTTTTTAGAGGTGCGTCATCATTTAATGTATTAGATAAAGCAAATGATATTTGTAACCCTTGATCAGTGTTAGCATATTGATAGAATTTTGGCGTTTCAATAAATGATCCAGGTGCACCTATCGATTTTGTACCTGCCATTTGACCTTGCATAGTTGCTGCTTTACTACCTAGGTCATTTAAAAATGATCCAAGCCTACCCATCCCCCCAATCATAGTCTGATCAGCTGTTGTATCACTTAAAGATTTTACACCTTCAACTAAACCAGCACCAACAGATAAAAGACCTTTTCCTAAAGCAGCTCCACCACCGATTAATTTTTCTCCTGCACCAGCCAAGTTTTCAATTATTTCTGCACCTACCATACGCGCTCCTCGCTGACTTATAGGGGAAAAGGAATCAGAATATTCATTACTAAATGCTCGAAAATCATCTGTAAAAAAAGGAAAAAAGAATGTATCAATTATTTCTCCTCCTTGATAAAGACCTTTATAAAAAGCAATACCATCATCACCAACTGTATCCGTGAATCGAACAGTATTCATATAACCTTGAACAAATTGTTGCAATTGATTACTATTAAGTGTATGCGCCGTACATATAGCTACTGGCGCCTCTTCCCTCAAAGCTGAGTTTCTTGGAACAGAGGTCCAGTCATAATTTCTAACTATATCCGAATCAACCGGCATAATAATATTTATGTCAGAGTACCGGGTGTATGCATACTATAAGCGGAATTATAAAACTCAGTTCGACTATCAGCAAATTCTGGACCTGTTGGATCTCCTTGCGTTCCGGGTATAGAATCTGATGGCTGTGATACATTGAGTATAGTATTACCTGAACCGCCAACACTACCCCCGGCTGGCTTTTTGACTAATAATTGGGTAAGTTGTACAAGTTGGGCTAAATGGTTGTTTGATACACCAATTGCTTTTACTTGTAATCTTCCTAAAGCGTTACTAAGTGTTAAAGCTTTTGAATTTCCATTTGCTGTTAAAAATGGGTCACTAAATATTTGACTAACAGTAGTATGACGTTTTGGTTGTCTTACTTCGTTTATTAAATTTTTTATACTATTACCAGTTTCACCAAGAAACTCGCCAATAGCTCCGCCCGGCTTCATACCCATAACAACATCTTTTTCGCTAAACGGAGTAACAACTCCACGTTGGATAATAAAGTCTTGTAATTCTGTAGGCATTTTCCTATCCTCAACGCCTGTAAATAATCTACCAATTGATAGTTTTGCAGAATCTGGTACTATATATGTGCTAAGCAAATCACCAATAAAGCGACCTAAGAGATCTCCACTAACCCCTCCTAAAAATGCTCCTATAGGTGTGCCTAAGAAAGCAAATGGACCAGAAGCTGCACCAGCTACACCACCTAAGAATGCACCACCTGCTGCACCAATTGCCGCTGTAATACCTTTTATAGCTCTTCGCCCAGCAGCTTCATTTAATTGACTAGCAGAAAATCCAGTTGGGTCTTCTAAATGTCTCTTTTTTAGCTTTTTTATATCAGCAGCTGTAAACAATCCTTCAATAGCTGGTCCAATGATAGGAATTCTTCTAGCTGTACCTCCTAGAAATCTTGCTATATTTGCCCCTCCTTTACCAATAACACTTTCAAATCCTTTTCTTATCACCATCATGACAGGCTGCAGAGCTTTCTCACCAACAAGCTTAGCTCCTTTAACTACAATATCTTTACCCTTAGCTACAGTTTTAACAGTAAAGTCTTTAGCTTGTACAGCTTTATCAGCAACAAATTTTGCACCTGAACCAATTAACTCCCCACCACTTTTAAGAGCCTTGCCAGCAAAATCACCAATTTTTCCAAAAAGGCCCTTCGACTTCGGCGGCGATCTTCTTGCTGGTGTTGGTCGTCTTGGAGGTCGTGCTGCTACAGCTGCAGAGAGAGCATTTTTTGTAGCAGTACCTACAGCAGATAATGCACTTGCAAGTGCATTTTTTGCAGACATTATAAAGTTTTTAGCAGATGCTAAGCCGCTATTAATAGCACCCGTAAAACCTTTCCAGAAAGATGAATTTCTAAATCCAGTATATAAATTTTTAAAGAAATTACCTACACCAGTAAATCCTGCTTTGATAGCAGTCCACGCCGCTGATCCTACATTTTTTAATCCTTGCCAAATTTTATCACCACCAAATTTTATACCCTTCCAGATCCAATCACCAAGCATTTTTAATAAACCACGACGACCTAGTGCACCACCAATACCAAACAATCCCATTAGACCAGATATATAATCCAGAATACTTTGACCATCTCTTTCACCTTCACCTTTTCCCATCATAAGATCTGTGCTTTTTTTAGCATCAGCTTGTTTTCTCTTTATAACAGTATCAGGTTTTGTATCTTTTTCATACCTACTTTTTAATTTGAAAAATTCTGCAATAACTATAGCTGTGCTATTTTTAAGTCTGCCTCTTTCTGCTGATGTTAAAGATGCTTTTACTGTTTCCTTTTTCTTAACGCCAAAAAGAGAAGAATTATTAACATTCTTACCAATGTTATTAACAGCATCGTAATCTTGTGCAGCTTGACCTTCTGCACGCTGCATAGCAGTTAACGCTTCTAAAGCTTGCTGTATGGGTATAATATCATCTGCCACTTAAATATTTAATCACCACTCGATGTATCGAAAAATTCTGCATCAATCTCAAGCTCTGTTTCATCAACAGTTAGAAGGTCATTATTATATTTGCTAACACCTTCAATGAAATTAGATATTCTAGAATAAACACTAAGAGGAAGCTTTTCAACAAGTTTTATACGTTCATGTATTCGAATATCATCTAAGTCAATAACATCTTCCTCAATTTGTATAATATCAATAAATTTAATTATTTCGTAAATATAAAGCGTCCCAACACCTTCTTTAAGAACAGATTGATCTCCATCAATCTCTTGCTCGCATTTATTAAGCAAAATATTTTCTTGCTTTAATGTAGGAATCTTAAGCGTTAATTTTAAAGTACCTTCTTTGATAGTAAAAGTATCTTTTATATTAAACGGAATATTCTTAATATTATTAAGAACGCTTTGCAATTCAATACCACCTACTTTATCACCTAAAGCATTTTTTCTTAATGCAATAATAAAAGGTAGCTTATCATATACCTTCAAATCAGATAAGCCTGAGTTTTCAATAATAATTTTATTAAGTGTTCTGTTAAAATCTAAGGCTCCTTTAAGACCATCAAGCACAGAAGAAATTAAATCTTTTTGCTGCTTTAAATTTAAAGGCTTTGTTGGTACTTTCTTCTTTAAAGATGGTACAAAAACTTCGATAGTTTCATCTTGAAGCTTATCTAACTTATTCAGAAAAGAAGAAACATTTTTACTCATAATGATATTTAGCTAATCTTTTGGTTTTTCAAGTCTTGGTTTTGCTTTTCAATTTCATCTAAGTATAATTTATAATAATCATTAAGCTCTAAAAAAGTACACGATGTAAGATATGATACATCAGGTATTCTTTTACTTAAAGTAAAAATCATTTCTCTATAATCAGTATCTTGTACGCAATCAAATAGCCTAACAATAAAAGTAGTAAGAGATATATCAAACATATTAATTCTAATAGGATCTATTTTCATATTCTCTTTACCTTCAAACACTAGAATATCAAAATGAGATCTATTTTTGTCAACAAAAGCCTCGAGATGTCCAAAAATACTATCTGGCAACCGACTAAAGACGTCTTTATATTCCTTTTCAGATAATAACGATACAACTATTTCCTCATCTTCAATCTTTAATTTTTCTATAAGAGAAAATATAAAATCTGTATCACCCGTATAAAACTTAGTAGGATAATTTAAAGTACATACTATATTATCAACAACAACTTCTTCTTGTATATCATCAAAAGAACCAATATTATTTTTAAAAAGCTGTAAATCTATATTAACGTTACCTTTAGTAGAACCTACGGCAACCTGTTCCCCAATACACTTTTCTCTTAAGATAAAAAAAGCTAATAATTTTTCTACAACTGTTAATCCTTTTGTTATAATAAACGACTCCAAAAATTTAATTATATTTGATATAGAAGAATCGCTATATAATGCTAACTTTCTTAGATCTCTATAGAGTATTTCTTTTACTGTAACTTCTTTCTTATTAAGAAGGGTAAAGGATAAATCCATACTATTAATTATTGTGCATTAACATTTAAGCAATGTTACCAACATCAGCAATAGACTGATCAAAGGGCACACCAAAATCACCAACTGGTAGCTGATTATCTGTTCCTTGGCCCTTTGTTGTTTTTATAGGACGATAATTTTTAAATGCAAAAGTTACACTCTTTTCCATAAATGTTTCATTATCATAATCTAATTGATAGCCTTCTATGTTTGTAGGAAATACATCTGTAAAAATATAACCTTTACGAATCTCCCCTTTAGTGTTATATTGCCTTAAAACAACATTAGGACATAATAATCCTCTATTAATTAAGCCATCTATTCCAACCGCTATCATCCACGGTCTAAAAAAAGTATGCTCTAAATCATCCTCAGTATCAAAAATATTTACACCTAAATTTCTGTTTAAGAATCCCTGCCTTTTCTCTACACCGAACGCCGGTAAAAAGCCTCCTTTATTTATATCACTCCCCGCTTCTAAAAACTCTGTAGTTTCACCTGGAACAGAAACTTCACGCGCTACTAAAGTATTACCATTAGAAACAAATTCTTCAGGAGTATTTTCAACACGCCAAGATTCACCTGCTTTTTCTAATGCAGCATCAACCTGACCCCTTACAGTTTCAGCATTAGAAAATTCTATCTTCCAAAGCGTTGGTAACGAGAGAACATATCTCGAAGGACCATTAATACTATATTTGCTAAGAAAATCGTATAGTTCACGCGCCATTAATAATATTTAATCGGCAATTTAATTAAACATGTAATTAACTAAAGTCTCTATAGAAATGGTAAGCAAATGTAGTTGAGAAGTTTAATACAGCACCTTCACCTTCTGCAATAGAGTATTCAATATCACCAATCTCTCTAATAGATGCACCAACAAGCTCAATATTTCTCACGTCGTTTAAACTCTTATCAATTTGTACAAGATTTATTCTTGATTCTTCTCCAGGCATTCCATATTGCCCTAAAGAAGTTTCGTTGTTAAATACTGCCCTTGAAGCAGCTTCCATTTTAGTTCGAAGCTCACAATTTTCATCATGATAGAATTCAATCGAATAACCTTCAGCGTTTGCGTAAGTTGATCTTCCAGGCACCTGAAACTCTTGACCGAAATAATTAACTGTTTGGTTAGTTATATTTCTACCCGGTAAGTTTGCTGTCCTAGCATAAACTAGGTCGTCCTCTCCGTTAAAACTAATTCCACCGATTAGATCTATTTGCCTAACTCGAAATAGAAAGTCACGGGAAAATTGCTTTTCTGCAGCTCTAGTAAAGAAGTTTTGAATAGTTGTTGCCATAATATTATTTAATAGTTTGTTTCATTAACCACCGACTAATTCTTCAAAATTAGCATCTGTTCTAGTGGCAAAGAAGTTAACTAAGATAAACTCTGCTGTTCTTGTTGGTTTGATGTAAATATCAACTACCAACTCATTAGCATCTATAATTGCTGGTGTGTTGTTTCTCTCATCACATACAATCAAGTAATCAAACAAGCCTTCGTTATTCTTAGCCCTTTCAAAGATTGGGGTAAGAGTATTAACTATTCTTGTTCTAGTAAACTCTGTATTTTGTTCAAATACAAAGAATCTAGTAGCTTTCTTAGTAGGTCTTTCTAAGCTTAAGAACAACCTTCTAACATTAATTCTGTCAAATGCACTCGATTTCTTTGAAAGTGTTTTCTGTCCAAATACTACTAATCCCTGCGATGGGAATTGTGCTACAGGGTTAATGTTTGCTTTATAAAACTCATCCCTTTGCTTTTGATTAGGATTAACCGCTATGTCATTAGCATTTGTTACAAGCCCTCTTGTGAAGCCAGCTGGTGCAAACCATGGGAAGGTTGCAGCATCTGATCTTGCCATTATAGCTCCAGCAAATCCAGAGAACGGAACATATACTTGACGTCCAGAATAGGTATCATATATTAATGCCCAGTTACCATATACTGCCGCGTAAGATGTATTCTCGTTTTCAAATTGATGTCTTACAGGCCAGTAAATATCTGTCTGGAAGTTCTTATTTTTATCATCAAGTATCTTACCTTCTGTTCCTTGTACAAAGATTTGACGTAATGGATCAGCAATAAATATACAATCACCTCTACCACCTCCTAAGTAAGGTGGTGAGACAAATTGCTCGAATTTATTAAAGATAGTCGAGTAATTATTTCTAAGAGTTGCTGCAGCACCTGTAATTTCATTCGATGTTCTTAATCCATTAACAGCTTCAGCAGATGTTGCTGAATACTCATCGTAATAAGTTAAATTATCAGCACTTGCTATAGTATAGATTGTACCTAAGCCACCTTCAACAACAACATCAATATCGTAGATATCATCGTTTTTAATAGCATCAAGTGCTCTTTCTAACTTATTAGGAATATCTCCTAATTCTTTACCTTCGACAGTTGCTTCGGTATAAGCACCTAATGGGAATAAACTTTCAGCTTTTCCAACAGCAGTTTCTAAGCCTGAATATTGCGATCCATCAATTCCTGTCTTTGCTACACCCTCAGCATCAGTATTAGTAGCTAGCTCAGTAGTTAATAATCTAATTCTCTTATTAACATTTCCATTAGCATCTAGAGCGTTTGTACCTCTAAGTCTATTTGATACGTAATCATTAACTTTAACAACAACGTTACGTGATAAATCATCTCGAGATTCTACAAAGAATGGAATATCCTGTCCTCCAGCTGGGTTAAGCTGCGTTCTATAATAGTTAATTGATCCAGCTATACCATCTTCTAATACATAATCAAGCTTGAATGCTTCATTAGCGTAAATCGATTTACGTAACTTAAATACACCTAAGCTTAAGACATCATCATCAGTTCTTCCATCGATTTCAAAATCAGTAAGATTTTCCATCACTTCAGATACTGAATTAGTTGTACCTGTTTCAAAGTTAGCTGATAGTTTAAACACTTGCGTACCTGCTGGTATTGTTGTATATGTTGTTGTTGCAGCAGCTGATTGTGTTAGCGTCTTAGTTGTTAATATATTATTAAAGTTAGTACCTGGCGTTGTGTTTGTGTTATCAGCAAGACCAACATAAAAACCTTCAAATTGATTATTAATAGTTGACGTTGACTTATTTAAGATAACAGCGCCGGCTCCTCCTGCATCAGCAATAGTACTGAAAGAATCTTTCGCACCAGCAGTTTTTGACCAAGTATACGCTGTACCTTGTAAAGCACTAAGATATTGTGATTCAGTAAGTTCTAAGTGTGTAGGCTGACCTAATACGTATACTGCTGAAGCCGTATCTAAGCTAGTTGAAATTTGCTGATTAGATTCAGCACTAATAGAGAAAGTATCAGTAGCACCGGTAAATGGATTATTAACTGACGGTGTAATTACACCAACAGTCTTAAGTGCAGAAGCACCAGTAAGACTAATTTTAATAGAAGTACTAGCGAAAGTATTAGGTGCATTTCCTGCACTTGCTGCAAAGTTAAATGAATCTACTTTAATTGTGTTATTAACACCAGGAGCTGCAGCTTTAGTACCATAACCAGCTGATAAACGAACTACAGAAGACAATACGTGTCTAATCGATTGAGGTGTATTACCACCAGTTTTACTAGCACTAATTTGAATTACGTTAGTAGTTCCACCACGATTAATTCCTACAGAGGACGTCGTAGGGAATTCACTAGCACCGGTATTAGCACCCACAAGAGGGTTGGCAGAACCACTTGGTTTAGCAGTGCCAAATCCAAAGACAACAGAGCTTAGAACTCCACGACCAGATTGAATTTGAATCTCTACTCCAGAGAGAGCAGTATGTGAATTAGTAGCATTAAATTTTTGATTAAGATGGAAGGCACTTAACTGACCCAGTTGCGAATCACCAGTAACGTTACGTACTGGGTATACTAAAGCTGAATATTTAGATCCAAATCCATCACCAGTACCATGACCGTATGGCAATCTACTAGCAAATATATTAGCTGGTGAATTTAACAATTCATTTATAGTATAGTAGAAATATCTTTCAGATGAGTTGGTTGGAGGTCCAAAGACGTTATTTAGTTCTTGTTTAGTTGTAATTTTAAGAACTTCATCAAGGGGTCCCTGTTGCGCGAAACCAGTAACATATACGTTAGTTCCAACGTTTAACGGGGCGGTGAGTGAAAGATCTGCTTCTCTAATTTCTACTCCAGGAGAGTTAATCGTACGCTGTGCCATAAAATTATTTATCTATTTCATGACAATTATATTCAAAAATCCATAACTTCCGTATGTAATTGCGAGTATACAAACGTAAATCCAGAAGTAATTTCATCTGCTGTTTGGTAGTTGTAATTTATTTGATCAATGGTAGTTGGAAATGCTTTAGTATAGGTAAATTTTATCCTATTGTTATTAAACTCGTCTTTACCAAAAATAGATAAATTAGTTTGATAGTCTTTAAAATTTTCATCTGGATCGTTTGCATTTATTTCCCGTGCATTATATGTACCAGTATACTGATCATGTAATAAATTTAACCATTGATATATTACCCAGTAATTTTTGTATTCATTATCTACATTAAAGTTAACACTTACGGGGGGATAAGGATTTTTACTATGTGAAGTAACATATAACGTGCTTCCAGAATATCTATTTTCTACAGCTGGTACAGTTATTTCAGGTACTGCAGAACCAAAAATAGAAAATTGAACAGAATCGCTTATAATTGATGTGTTATCTTGATTAAATTTTTTATTAAATTCTCTCAAGATGGGAGGTATATCAAACACAAGCAAAAACTTATCAGCTCTTGACTTGTTGAGAATTGATTGCTGCATGGAATTGTATGCCATATAATATATTTATTACCTAATCCGTTCACCTGTCCAATTAGTAGGTGGTTTTTCATTCAGTAATTGATAACCAAAAGCTTCGAGTTCATCTTTATCTGATAATACTTCCTCACCCATACCCCATACTAGAGCATTCATTTCATTATTATGATTACCTACTATCTCATCATCTAAATAGATCGATGTTGGATCTTCAAAATATTCTACTCCAAAATCCATCGGCTCAATAACAGAAGGCTTACCCATATCATCCACTTCAACAATTTCAAAAAACCGCTCTGTTATTTCTTTTTCTAAAATGAACAACCCATATAACATAGCCATTACTCTGTCATCATGAAAACCTCCTCTAGCTTTCCATGTACCGTTAGGGTAACGTACAAAATTTCTAAGTTCTTCAACTGTTTCTTGCTCATTAACATTAACTACTCTAATTTCATTCATAAAATAGCGCATATTTAAAACGCCTTTATACTTTGTATTTGTATGTGCAATCATTCCACGCATAACATTTCGCCTATGAGCATTTTTATTTCCATAAGAAACTATTTTTTCATAGCCTAAATCAACAGCTAGCCTATCAACTACCTGTGCACCACAATTATTTCTCTCAATTAAAGCTAAAGGTGAACCCCAATTACGTAAAATTTTATATAATCTGTTAGTAAACTCTAATGGTGGTATTTTGTTATTTCTATAAACAGCTACTTGTTTAATGTCTTTTATATCAGTTATATCTAAAATTTGTATAACAGAAGAATCAACACCTACACCTTCTGATATATCAACACCAGCAACATATAGCTTAGATTCATCTGGTTCTTCCCATAACTTATAGTGACCTTCATCAAGAACTATTTTTGGTTTAGATACTTTTGACATCATTTCTTCAAACAGCTCATCATCTAAAGTTGATTCACCTGAGTGAATAAACTCACATTCAAATTCTTGCAACCAAGCATCTGCTGATCCTATTGCTGTTTTAGTAGCTTGAGCCCATTCTTCATCTCTTCCAGGTATCTCATTCCATTTAATTTTATCATGTGCCCATCCGTTATCACCTTCGATAGCTCCAATGTATAATTTATAAAATAGATTATCTGTACCATTAGCAGTTGAACACACAAACACTTTTGATTTCTTAGAAGAGGTAATAATTGGAAAGACCGATTTCCAAAACTCTTCAACTAAGTGAGGTTCAATAAAAGCCATCTCATCAATTACTAAACAATTAACAGACTGACCCCGTGCAGCAGTACCAGTTGTAGTTGTAATACCTATACGACTGCCATTTTCTAATGTCATAGATGTCTTAGCATACTCCTTTACTGGTGGTTTTAACCAGTTAGGTAATTCCTCATACGCCATTCTTACGCGTTGAAATATTTCAATAGCAGTAGCTTCTTTGTTTGCTACTAAAAGTATACGTTGATCATTATTAAAGCATGCTTGCCAAAGAATATAGATAGTCATCATAGTTGACTTGCCTATCTGCCTAGAAGCTAGCAAACAGAAAAAACGATTATCTCTCATCTGTCTAAGAGCTCTTTTTTGTGGCTTGTATAATTGTATCTTTTCTTTACCTCTATCTAAATTTACAATATGAAAAAAGTTTTCTGCAAAATAAAGAATATTTTTACTTGCTTTTCTAAGATCTTTTACTTGTTGTTTAGTATATTCACCTTTCCAGTTTACGTTGGGTAAATTCTTATTACCCATATAAAACATATTATCTTGTCTGGCCACAGAAATATTTAGTAGCTAGCATAAATAATTACATGTCAAAAAAGAAAGACTGGGTATCATTAGGTGAAGCATATAAAGATGTCTTCAGTAAAGTTGTTGTAAATGAAAACGTACCTGAGGGTCAAGTTGGTGCTGCGCCTCTTGAAGCCGGTGGTCCATTAGAGAAAGGAGGATTTAGAGAGCCGTTAATTGATATTACTAAAATGTCTGAAAAAGATAAAAAGGATAATATCTATAATATAAAAGGCTATACATACGGCGATGGTAATGATCCAGTAGATTGTCAAGAGCCTAAACCAACAGGTCCGGAATATGCACAAGTACCATATACAGGAGCAGTTGGACCTGAAGAGGACGAAGAAGATAGTGTTAAAAATAAGAAAAAAGCAGATCTTAATAAAGATGGTAAGCTTTCAGAGTATGAAAAGAAGAGAGGAAAAGCTATTGAAAAGTCTATGAGTAAGGATTCTAAGGAAGAAGATGAAGAATTTTTGGAAGAACACGAGAAAATTGCACGCTCTGGCCTAAATAATTTTATGAGCAAATCCGTATTTGATAAACTTTATAATAAAGTAATGGTAAGTGAAAGCTTTGGCGAAGATGCTGAAGATGTAACTGAACTCGAAGCTTTAGGAATTGAAACTGATGTTGATGTTGAAGTTGATGATGTTCCAGATGAGATTACAGTTTCCATTCCTGGTAAATTAGCACAAGAGATGGCTAACCTACTTCAAACTGCTATCGCACAGCAAGAAACTGATGTTGATATTGACGTTGATGTTGAAGAAGTAACCGATAGTCAGTTTGAAGAAGATGAAGAAGCAGCCATGAAAGACGGAGGTGGATATGGTATGGATGCTGGTTCAACATTAAATCATACTGTAGATATGGGCCACGGAGGAAAAAATAAAGTTAGTAACTTGAAGCCTGCTGGTGGTGCTAAGCAAACAGACGGTGGAGGTTATGGTATGGATGCCGGCTCTACTTTAAACCATACTGTAAATGATGGTAAAGGTGGAAAGAATAAAGTTGGTACCTTAGCAGTAGGTAAAAACGCCTTCGAATAGTAAGTCGCTCAAAAATTAAATACAATAAAAAGCCCGTTGAGTACCCCTCTTCGGGCTTTTTTAATAAATATAATTGTGAGGTTTTATAATAATACTCTTAATCAAAAATTTTGGTCAGAAGATAATAAATTTAATCCTGACATTAGGAAAAAGCTTTTATCAATTACTGATGATTTTATTGATAGCTTAGACTTACAAGATGTTGAAATACATGATATAACTTTAACAGGTAGTAATAGTAATTATAACTATAATGAATATTCTGATTTAGATGTACATGTGCTTATCGATTTTAAAGATATTAATGAAGATGAAGATTTAGTTAAAAAGTCTTTAGATGGACCGCGCTTTGTATGGAATCTTAGACATAATGTAAATCTTAGAGATCATGATGTTGAAATGTATATGCAAGACAAAGATGAACCTCATATTGCTTCTGGTTTATATTCTTTGAAAGATGATAAGTGGATAACTGTACCATCTTATGACCCGCCTTCAATAGATACAAAAGATGTATTTAAAAAAGCTAAAGCTATTGAGACAGATATAGATATTTTAAAAGATAAAATATCAAAAGCAGATAGTGAAGAAGCTAGAAAGCTACATGAGAGGGCAAAAAAGTTAAAAGAAAAAATATCTAAAATGCGCAAGCGTGGGCTAGCGCGTGAAGGGGAATTCAGTGTTGAAAATTTAGCTTTTAAAGTGCTTCGTAATACCGAAGCTATTGGTGATCTAATAGATATAATTTCTACATCTTATGATAAAATTTATTCAGAAAAATTTATGACATTTTTTGAATATTTTCAAGGTAACTCAATTATGAATCCTCATATGCGTAGTGGTAAAAATATTAACAGGGTAGGAATAACAAAAAAGAACTTAAACACTTTACCAAAAAAGTATAAACATAAATGTCCACATGTAGATAATATTGTTAATGGGTCAGCTCACCAAATACAACTTATGGGTAGACCTTTATTAGATACTCTAGCAGCATATGAAGTAGATTACAAACCTGGTGTAACTAATAGCTTAGGAAACTCAGGTGTAGAAGTACAAATGTTTGAAGATAACGAAGGTTCACCTTGTGGAATGTTAAGAAAAAAGTAAAATGCCATCAACCCCTCCATGTAATCAAAATAGATTAAACTGCCTCCCAGAGGAAGTTTTAGCAGCGACTGCAATACCTTCATGTGGTCAGCTTGTTAATCCATTTAATTTACAAGCAGAGCAGTTAATTTTTGATCAAGCATATAATGACTTAATTAATAATTTTGGTATACCAGTTGATTATTATATTAATACTTTTAATCTATCTGCAGCTGATTTACTTTATGGAGAAGATTTTGGTAATGAAACCAACAGAAGGCAATATCAAGGACCTCTATCAGGTATGCAAATGTATGTTGAATTATCTGATGATGCAGTAAATCTTTCTAGATTTGGTTTTGATCCAGATGATGAATTTACTGCCTTTGTACATATAAGTAGTTTTCAATCTACAGCTTCAGCCTATTTTGATTATTCAGCTGTAGCACAAGCAATAGAACCAAAAGCAGGTGATGTAATTGATCTTAAAGTGTTAGGTTGCGATCGACCTAATCAAAGAGGTTCTGTTATGTTTCAAGTAACAGAAAGAATGGATCAAGACTTATCTACTTTAAACCCTATACTTGGTCACTACGTTTATAGACTTCGTGGTAAGAGGTTTAACTACTCATTTGAGTCAGGCTTATCTAGTGAGCCTGTTAATGAACAAATTTATGATAGTACAAAGAGTGGTATACTATCTACAACCTTCTTTAGTCAATCAGCATCAGAAGATAAGACGTATCCTAATGTGCATGATCCTTATGATATAAATGAAGTATCAAAAACTCAAGTTACTGATATGGATGTTAACGATACTGATATTTACGGGTCGTATTATTAAGCTTCAACTGCTTTAATAATAGTTTGAACATCATGTAGTTCATCTAAACTATCATACGGGCATTGATGTATTGTTCCTCCGAAATCATAATCGTAAAAATAAGAATCAACCGTACCGTTATCTTTAGCAACCTTTGTAAGGATATTTGTATGAATATCATACCCAAAAACTTTTGGTTGTGTATTAACCCAGCACACCACGGAAGGTAGTTTAAGAGCTGCAGCTGCATGTTGTAAAGAAGAATCAACAAAGATTCGTTTTTCAGCATGAGCAATCATTGCAAATAATGGCTTTTTACCAATCGTTTTGTCAAATCTATGACAGTTATTTAACTTAGGGTGAAATTCATAACATATATGAACAATGTTATATTTTTCTGCTAACCCATCAACCACTTCTTGTGCTTGAGCAGGGTGCATATCTCTTGTCCAAGAGTAAGGATGCTGTTGATGATCAGGGCCAGGTCCTCCAAATGGTTGGAATACTAGTAAAGGTTTTTGATCAACAGCAAACTGACTCATATATGCTCGTGCTTCTTCTATTTCTCTAAAATTAAAATTAAGGACAAGTTCTTCACTATTATATTTTATACCAACCATATCACACCATGTGTCAATTAAGTGTGTCTTTTTTGTAATATGGTTTGTCTGCTTATATGGGTCTTGAGCGAATACTTTTACATCTTTACCTTTGATAACATCTTGATAAAAATATGGTGTATTTCCTATTCTATAAAATCTAGCAATATCTTTATTTTTAACCCATACTTCAGGCCAAGCCGAAACAACAATAATCTTACGCTTTGGATTTGCTTTTTTATACGCATGCGTTACAGCAGTTGCGGCAACATTTTTTCCAATGCCTCCTTCAATGTGAAATACAGTAGTAGCCATACGTTATATATATGACCTTGTAAAAAAAGATCAATACTTATTATGGTCCAACAGAGATCTTTAAGTCAGTTCCGGAACGCCAGACAACACCCGCAACTTTTGGATCACTTGTTGGTATACCACAACCAGAGCAATCAGCACTAAGAAAGAGTCTATTAGTATGAAGCATATGACCAGAAACTGCAACAATATCAGAACCTAATATTGAAGAATGACAAAAACATGCTCGGCTCGCTCCGGATCCACCACCTGGTCGTGGAGATGATGCGGTACCAACGCCACCAATAGTATTACAAAGCCCACCGCCAATAAAACTAAAATTAGTACATATGCAACTTCGCTGACCACCAGCTATAGATGAAAAGCATCCACAGGAGTTTAACTGATTTGCATCTCCACCAATAACAACGCTATTTTTTGCACATGTGGTGTGATTACTACCACCACCTATTATACTCAGACAGCCTCCTTTTAAAATAGCATTACAAAAACCACCAACGAGTGCAGCTTGATCTGTCGTAGTACAGTTAGCAGTACCTCCACCTATAAATGCACAATTTCCTGCTGCAGATAAAGACTGACCACCTACAACTGTAGAGTAACAATTACGCGCTACGTTATTGCAACCTCCTACAATGTTTGAAAAACATCCATGAGCTCTATTATTCCTACCACCAACAACTACACTAGTTGATCCACATGCAGAGTTATTAGTACCGCCGCCTGCAAAAGCACTTGTTCCAACTACATTCGAAAAACCACCAACTACCACTCCATTTTTAGCGTCACCAGTAGTAGTATTTTTACTACCACCTACAATCACTGCTTGCCTACCACATGTAACAACATTTTCTTCCCCTCCGCCTATAAAGCTTGCTCGAGCACCACCTCCTGTTGCAGGTACATTATTTTTATTACCACCAACAATTGTTGAAAAAAGATCTGCTGCTGAAAGAGCAAAACCACCACCGATAAATACACACGACGCTGTAATGTGATTATGTTTACCACCTGCAACAGTTCCAGCATCACCTGTAACTTTATTGCCGTCACCACCCCCTATACTGCCATTAGTGCTTGTCACAGTATTAAAGCCACCTCCTACAATAATGCTACACGTTCCAGAGGAGCTATTACCCTCACCACCACCTACAAAAGATTTACCACCGCATGCACAGTTTCTTAAACCACCAACAACTGTATCATAACAACAAGTACTAGCCCCAATATTGCATTCCCCTCCTCCAACGAATCCAATATTCGCAGCTCTATTATTACTTCCTCCTGCAACAGTAGAAAAGCATCCGCAATCAGAAGCAATATTACTACAACCTCCACCAATAGTAGAATGGCGCCCACAAATGGAATTTGATTGCCCACCAGTAATAACGCTCTTAGCTCCATTAACATTATTACCAACACCACCGCCGATAAAACCGAGTGTAGATCCTACCGAATTAGTATGTCCTCCAACTACAGCACTACCTTCAGAGCCAGCTGTATTACACTGACCCCCTCCAATGAATGAACTTAAGCCAGTCGCACTACTCTTCATACCTCCAACAACAACTGAACCACAGTTACCTGAAGCTGTATTGCATTCACCACCACCAATAAATGAACTTAAACCTGATGCAGTATTTGCACCTCCACTGACAACAGCTGCATATTGTTGACTAGCGCAGTTATCAAAACCACCACCAACAAAAGCATAATCTGATCTTGCGCATGAACTAAGACCACCTACAGCTGTAGAAAAGTCCGCGTTTGCTTGATTATTCTTACCCCCACCTACAAAAGCTTGGTTGCCATTAGCTATATTATAAAAACCACCCGCTACAACATCTTGAGAGCCACTAGAACTATTCTTAAACCCTCCTCCTACTGTAGAACAAACACCACTAGCGCAATTTAGCCTACCGCCTAAAATACTCGCACTGGCGCCAGACGCATCATTAGCTTGACCACCACCGACAGTTGCACAGCCACCAGACCCGGCCTTGTTACTAAATCCACCACCTACAGTCGAGCATGCACCACATGCAAAGTTTGATCGACCTCCTCCAATATTAGTATTAGCTTGAGTAGCTGAGTTCTGTTGACCGCCGACAACAGAACAACCACCTGTTGCGCTGTTACCAGTTCCACCAACAACAGAGGCTAGAGTACCACTACTTACAATACTCTCACCAATAAACAATCTTCCTGTAGCACTTAAGTCTCCTACTGTTGATTGAGTTTTTTGAAAGAAATTATTACCCAGTGGAGAGGCTATAGGTCTATCGATTGGCTGACCTGCTGCTGTTTGGTAAGTTGCACCTGAAAGATAATTTGTAATTGAGCTCAGAGAAGCGCGTCGAGTTTGTGCGTCGTCGACTAATGCTACCTCTTCGGTTCCGGTATATGGTATAACGCCTTCATTGAGCTCAGTAATCTTTTTACCCATATGTATATTTATTTACTTCGGCGCTTTTAGCCTGCAACAAATAGCAATAACTATTGCAAAAATTCCAGAGAATAGTAAATGTTTCTTAAATCCATCAACCGTTGTGCAAAGGCTATTGAAGTCTGTAGCTTTATTTCCACTGACTTGAATAGCCTCTAACGAAAGCTTTAATTCTTCCGCGCAAGTATAGCCTCTTATAACAAAAGTTAAGATTATAGCAGATAGAATATATACTAGATACCTTGGTTTCATTTTTTAAGAATTTTTTCGGGACTATCAGCGAATTTTTTACCAAGTTTAACAATACCTGCTATTACTTCTGGGGAGATAACACCAATAATACCGTAGGTAACAGCTTTATAAAGAGACGAGATTTCTGTTTGCTCTAGTATAAACCATGCTATACCTGCTGAAAGACCAGCAGTAAATATCTTTTTAAGTTGTTGTCCCCAAGTATAATTATTTTCTCCAGATAGTAGACGAGCAAGCATCGCGCCAGCACCGATCAAAGGTACGACCCAGCCTCCTTGGAGGAACTCTTTTAGCAGGGATTTTTCAGGTTCCATTTTATATATTTATATTAAAATCTGCGTAGTTCTAGAGAGTTGTAAATTTATTATTGATTTATAATTATTCCGTATATAATATTAGATAGTGAAGATAAAGTTTGATGAAGCGTCTCATACTTATACGCATAAAGATACAAAAGAAAAGTTTATTTCAGTAACTACTCTACTTGGCAAATACAAACAACCTTTTGATAGAGAAGGTCATTCTAAAAGAGTAGCTGATAGAGAAGGAGTATCGCAGGAGCTTGTTTTAGAAATGTGGGAAAAGGAAAAGGTACGAGCTTGCAACCGCGGTACAGATATTCATAAGATCTTAGAAGATTATATTAGCTTTGGTGATGTTAAAGATAACTATGGGTGGTTATGTAAATCATATGATAAAGCTGCTGAGCGATCTATAGATTCATTTAAAAATGTATTATGTGAGAATCTTTTATATGATGAGGAATATAAGGTGGCTGGTACAGCTGATCTTATCTATGAACATAAAAATGAGTTTACTATAGGTGACTTTAAAACTAATAAACGATTCAGATTTAGTTCTCCATTTAGCGAAAGATTAAAGGATCCAGTAAGTCATTTACATAACTGCGAGTTTAATTTATATGGATTGCAGCTATCTATGTATGCTTATCTCTACGAGAGAATGACTAGTAAGAGATGTAGAAAATGTGTTATCTATTATTTGAAAGATGATAGATTTTTGTCTTATCATGTAAACTATATGAAAGCAGAAGTAGAAGCTATCTTAGCTAGTATGCAACAGAGCGGAGCAGAAGTCCCAGTTAACAATATCGAAAAAATTGCTTAACCATTCTTTTCTTTTAGGACCATACATTAGATAATAACTATGCTCCCATACATCAACACCGAGAATAGGCTTACCTAAATTAAACATTAAAGGATTATCTTGATTAGGTGTTCTTACTAAATCTAATTTATCATTTTTCTCTACCAACCATCCCCAGCCAGAACCAAACTGCCCAGCTGCATTATCAATAAATTCTTTTTTAAACTTTGAAAAAGTACCAAATCGTTTTAGTATTCTATCTTTTATTTCTCCATTAAAGTCACTACCCCCAGGCTTCATCATATTAAAAAACAGCTGATGGTTATAAGCTCCACCGGCATTATCTTTTATATGATCATTATATTTTGATATCTCTTTAACTAATTCAACTAAGGCTGGCTTTCTCTTACTACTCATAGCAGTATTAAGCTTTTTAACATACCCCTTATAATGATCATTGTAATGAAAATCGGTAGTTTGTCTATTGACTATGGGTTCTAAAGCATTTAAAGAATAAGGCAAGACTATAGGTTTATATGTACTTACTTCTTCTAAAAGCAAATCTACTTGATTTAAGAACTTCATTGATTATATTTATTAAATAAATAGCGATATGAAACGAAATTCTTTACTCAAAAAGTTTGATAAGCAAACAGCAGACTTATGGGAACAGCTTTACAAGATGAAAGACCTTTTAGAAAGTTCAGATGATTTTGAACTTTCCGACTTAGGAAATCGATTTTTAGATCAAATAGCTGAAATTATTGAAGAAGGTGATATTAAACTTGAAGATATAAGAGATCAAATAATAGGTTGAAAATATTTAATATGCACTATAATTAGATAGGCATGAGAATAGAAACTGAACTTAAGTACGATTTTGATGACGTACTTATCCGTCCTAAGCGATCGACTTTAAAATCAAGAAAAGAAGTTGATTTGCATAGATCATATAAGTTTAAACATGGCGGAACGTATTTTGGCATTCCTATTATGGCTGCTAATATGGATGGGGTAGGAACTTTAGATGTTTCAAAAGAGATAGGAGATTTAGGATTATTTACTTGCTTAAGAAAATCTTTAAGTGAAAAATTTCTCATTAAGGAATTAAAAGCTACCGAAGGTAATAATCTTGCAGTTACTGTAGGTAGAAATAAGGATGACCTACAAAAGCTCAAGAGAATAGTTAAAGAGCTTTCACCTTGTTATAAATTAAAATATATATGCGTTGATGTAGCAAATGGTTATAGTCAGAGTTTTGTTGATTTTATTAAAGAAGTAAGAGATGAAATACCTTATGCCAATATTATAGCAGGTAATGTGGTTACTGGAGAGATGGTTGAAGAGCTTTTACTAGCCGGTGCTGATATTATTAAAGTTGGTATTGGATCTGGAAGTGTATGTACAACGCGAATTAAAACTGGAGTAGGTTATCCTCAATTTAGTAGTATTGCTGAATGCGCTGATGCTGCTCATGGTCTTAACGGTCATATAGTAGCTGATGGGGGTTGTACTTCTCCTGGTGATGTAGCAAAAGCTTTTGGTGCTGGAGCTGATTTTGTTATGCTCGGTTCAATGTTAGCCGGCTGTAAAGAAGGAGGTGGTAAAATAGTTAAAATTGACGGTAAAGAATATGTAGAGTTCTATGGAATGAGTAGTAAAGTCGCTAATGAAAAACATAATGGCGGTCTTAAAGATTATAGGACTTCAGAAGGTAGAAGAGTTCTACTACCCTATAGAGGAGAAATTAAGAACGTAGTACAAGATATTCTAGGAGGTTTAAGAAGTACATGTACTTACGTTGGAGCTAATCAACTTAGACATCTTAGCAAATGCGCAACGTTTATAAGATGTACAAATACTCATAGTAAAATATATGAAGCTAATACTTTAGAAATATAATGAAAAAGATACTTATACTCGGATATGGATACGTTGGGGGATACCTCTACAGCAAATTAAAAAAAGATAATGATGTAGAAATTGTAAGAAGAGAATTTTTAGACTATACTAACGCTAACGATCTAATAAAATATCTTTGTAGTTCTAAATTTGATTATGTTATTAATGCTTTTGGTTTTACTGGTAGACCGAATGTTGATCAAGGTGAACTAGAGCCTGAATTATGTTATGAGTTAAATACTTTTGCTCCTTTAAGAGTTAGTACTATATGTCAGTGCTTAGGTATAAATTATATTCATATTTCTTCAGGGTGTATTTATACAGGATACGACAAGCCTTATGAAGAAGATGATATTCCTAATTTTGGTTTTCATGATGAAGAATCTTCTACCTATTCTAAAAGCAAACACGCGTATGAGCTAGGATGTGATTATGGTCTAATTTTTAGAGTAAGAATGCCATTTTGCGATAAGCTTCATGAAAGATCATATCTAACTAAAATTAAAAAATATGATAACTTAATCAATTTAACTAACTCTAAAACTTATATACCTTCACTAACTCAATTTGTAAGTGAGTTTATTGCTTCAGGGCAGGAAGCAAAAGAAAAAGATATAATTAATTTTGTTCAACCTGAACCACTCCGTACAGATGATATTGTATCGCTAATGAAAACTTATAATCTTGGTAACAGTAACTGGGAATGGGTACAGTTTGAAGAATTAAATTGTAGAGCAAATAGATCTAATTGCGTATTAGATACTTCAAAGATAGGATCAAAGTATGGATTTTATCCAATAAAGGAAGAGGTTGCTATTCGCGGTGCATTGAATAAGATAATAAAGGATGAATAAAGAAATAGTAGGTTTTACTGCAGGCAATTTTGATTTATTACACCCTGGGTATATTAGATGCTTTAGGGAAGCTAAAAGACATTGTGATAGATTTATTGTTTTTTTGCAGAAAGATCCTTCTCTTCATAGAAAGAGTAAATATAAACCTGTTATATCTTTATACAATAGATATGAAGCGTTAATGGCTATTAGATATATTGATGATGTATATACGTATCAAACAGAAGAAGAGCTTTATAGCTTGATTAAGTTTTGGAAACCGGATATTCGTATCTTAGGAGAAGATTATATTGAAAAAGAATCATTTACTGGTGATGATTTACCTCCTAAAGTAATATATACGACACGTTCTCATGGGTGGTCTACTACGCGACTAAAAGATCTTATTACAAAGCAGACAATAAAGCAGAATCCTGACGTTTTAAAGAAATGAATACATATGTTGTAACTGGAGGTTGTGGTTTTATTGGATCATATGTAATCAAAGAGCTTCTCAAAAAAGAAGATATTTTTATATACAATATCGATAAGATGGGTATCGGCTCATCTAAAGAAAATATTGTAGAAGATGATCGCGTCGAAAATCATTTTATGGATATTGCTAATGATGATGCTTGGAGGCTACATATGTCGCATCCTTTAGATTTTATATCTGAAGATATCAATTATGTTATTCATTTAGCTGCTGAGTCGCATGTTGATCGTTCTATTGATAACCCTTTATCGTTTGTTGATTCAAATTTAAAAGGTACAGCTAATATATTAGAGTTAGTAAGAAAACATAGATCTAGAATGGTTCATGTATCAACTGATGAAGTGTATGGTCATTTAGGAAAGGACGACCCTCCATTTACAGAAGAGAGTTCTCTTGCTCCAAGATCACCATACTCAGCAACTAAGGCCGGTTCAGATTTATTAGTACAGTCTTATATTGAAACGTTTAATATTAATGCTTCAATTACTAGATGTTGTAATAATTACGGACCGCGGCAAGATGATGAAAAATTAATTCCTACAGTAATTAGATCTATTATTAAAGGAAATAAAATACCAGTTTACGGTACAGGAGAAAATATACGCGAATGGATTAACGCTGAAGATCATGCTAAATCTATTCTAGAAGTTTTACATACTGATAGCTGTCAAGTACATAACTTACCAGGCAATTTAGTATGCAATAATTTAGAGCTAATTAATAAAATTATTAAAGAAGTAGAGCATCAATTTCCAAACTATAAAAGAAAGAAAGATGAATATATTGAATTTGTACCTGATAGAAAAGGACACGACTTCAAATATCAGCTAGCTACTAAACATAAATTGGATGCTATAAAAAAGCAAAAGAAATTTAGTTTATCATCAACTGTAAAATATTACGTTGAAAAATATCGATCTTAGAGATTATTAATCAACATTAAAAAATTTTAAAAGCATCTCCTCTTCAGTCATTTCTGTTTCTACTATAGTTTCATTTTCTGTTTCTTCTGTATCGCTATAATATTTGTAGATATCCTCTTCTTCCATACTATAGTCGAAGTTAGTTGACGTTGTTACGGTAGTATCAAACTTTGTTTTAATATCACCGATAATGGTATGCTTGAGTTGCTTTACAGGGTCATCTTTTTCCGCTCTCTTTAGAAAATCTGTTACATCGTCTTTTGTAAACTTTCCTTTTAGAGCTTTAAAAGGGTCTGAATATGAACTCCAGATGTGATGAACAAGATACTTTTGCGTAATCATTGCGCAGTCTCTAATAACATAATAGGCTGATTTATTCTGGATCTCAACACCAATATCCGGCTTCTTATGAGCACGTTGCGCGGGACCCAAAAGCTTAGCTTGTTTTTCTGAGCTATTTTCTAATATAATCTGTTCGAACACATAATTATTTATGTTGCCATGGCTAAGGAACTAGCATATAATAAGAAGGAAATGCCTAAACGTAGACCTCCCATAAAGCCATTCGAATATGGTAAGTATCTGATTGAGTATCGTGAAGAGAAAGCAGGTCTACTTAGATTCTATAAGGAACGCATAGATAATTACAAAGATGCTGAAAAAATCCGGGAAAAATTATTACGGGAAGGCTATCATGAACCAGTTATTAAAAAAATAGGATGATTAAGTTTTTACCTTCAACAGGGATAATTAACGATACTAAAATTGATTTTGATTTACTTGGAACGATCTGTTCTAATATATTTGAAAAGGGGTTCGAGAGAAGAATCAATATTGAAGTAGTAATATGGAAGAGTAAAGTAAAAGAGCAATCAACTATGGAGCGTACTTCTAGAAGTATGCGATACTATAAGATGAACTTAGATACTTCTGGTAATAGACGATATATATTTGGTACTATTCTCCATGAATTAAGGCATGCTTTTCAAGAATACGTATTTAACTTTACTCATATAGCGAGATTTGCTACTTATAATGCTTACTATAACTCTCAAGAAGAAAGAGACGCTAGAAAACAAGAGAAGTTGACTACTGAATTAATAAAAATTTATGATTCATTTAAGAAAGCTGAAGAAAAATTTGAAAGATTTAATCTAAAGGAACTAGGTTAAAATAAAAGGGTAGAACGAAACAAACTAAAAAATAAAAAAAATGGGATTCTTAACTGAAATCGAAACGCTAGAAGAAGTACCTCGCTTTGAGGTAAATAAAGTGCCGCTTAAAAATGATCGCGGCGAACATAACGGAGTATTCGCTCTTGAACGCTCTGATAATGGCGCACACCTTGGTAGTTGCGGAAGAAAATATCGTCCAATTCAAATGGAAGAGATGTTTGATATTCTTGATACGGCTAGTGATAAGGTAGGCGGTATTGAGCATAAAGGATTTACCTTTGCCGGTGACGGTAAACGAGTCGTTGTTCAGTCTAAGCTCGGTGAGCCGATTGACGTTGAAGGTGATAAAGTAGATGGTTACTTCTATACTATCATCGATAATACTGGAATGAGCTCTAATAAATGTGCTCCTTCTACTACGAGGATTGCTTGCGATAATGCTCTTCACTTGATTGAGAAGCGTCGTGGAGATAATCTCCGTCACTCAGCTACCTTCGATGCAAACGTTGAGCGTATGGTTCATAGGATTGCTAAAAATATTGAAGACTTCAAAGGCTTTAACTCTACTGTTGAGTTCTTGAAGAGCAATAAGTTTTCACGTGACCAGATGGTTAAGCTTACTCAAAAGCTTATTCCGGTTGAGAAGGACGAGTCTACTCGCAGGGTTAATCAGCGCGAGGGTATCGTAGAACTCTACGCGAACGGTCGAGGTAACGTAGGAGAGTCTCGCTGGGATGCTCTGAATGCTTTCACTGAGTTTGAAACTCATAACCGTAAGCAGTCTCCTGAGAAGCTCGTAAGATCTCTGATGGGTAATACGCTCTCAACTAAAGCACTTAGGGTACTGAAGGAGCCTAAGATCCAGTGGGCCGGATAAATATTCATAGAACTTATATCCCGGAGTCCGAGCACGGGCCCGGGATACTAGTTCACTCTTATTATGAATTTGAGCATTCTGTACCTTGCATAACTAATATGCGAGTCTATTATGTACATAAGAAAGAAGTTGGTAAAGATATAGCTGATGAATTAGATATTGTTTCTCACTTATATCTTACTAAATTAATAACAGAGGAACTAAAAGAGCTAAAAAATGAATGGTAAAATTGGAGAATTCACGTTTGAATTGGATAACGAATTAAGTAGAATTTCTGTCTATCAGCGAGGAGAGGGTTCAGAACCTACCTGGTATATTCCTGTAGGTCGTGATATAGATGAGAAAACATTTCATTATGAAATAATGGATTGGTATTCTAAGAAAGTAGAGCAATAATAAGGAACTCTGCTATAATAATAGTATGACGATAGAACTTACTGATAGTGATAAAGAGTACGCTAAGCAGCATGGTCTTACTTTCGGAGAAATGAGAGACTTTAAGGAAGATATGATTCGAGAAGAAGAGATGATGGTTACTTGGTATCAAATGCAAGAAAAAGAACGAATGGACTTTGAGAATAGTCCGCAAGCTATTTACGCAGCATGGTAGAAAATATTATTTGTGGTTGTGGAAGAGAAGTTGAAGAGCCTAGAGTCGAGTTTGGATATAAAAACTGTTCGATTTGCGCGCATTCGGGCCCTGATGTCTCTCGACCGAAAGGTAGAATGGTATATAGTCATAAGACTGGTGCCGAGATTGAGATACTCTCTGAGGAGAGTTGGAATGAAAATAAGAAGTACTTTACTCCGAACGGTGCGCGATCGGCGTTGAAGAACTTTAGTAGAAACGTCTGTTCATAAAAAAAGCCTCCGAAAGGAGGCTTTTTTTTATGTTTAAGTTAAATTAAAGACTGTGGACTGATCTACAGTTAAGTTTAGGTTTCTCTCCATGAGGACCTTTTCTCTTTTTAGAAAGCCCATAAGCTTCGCGAATAGAGTTAAGTTCTTCCTCGTCTTCGTCATGATCTTCGTCATGCTTCTTCTTCTTCTTTTCCTCGTCTTCTTTCTTTTTATGCTTAGGCATCTTAGTTTCTTCATCATGCTCTTCTATAACTACAATTGTAGCTTCACCAGCCGGCACTGAGATTAACTCGTCATTATAATCAACATAGTACTCTTCTACAACTCCATCAGCAGTTAAGCTATGATCAATCACACGAAACTCTTCATCTTCTTCACCCAGACCTGGGTGTGCAATAGTCTTAGCTCATTGATGTTGAATAGCGTCATCAGCGCTGTTAATAAAATTTTCATTTAATCTTTTTAAGATTGCATTAGCTGTTTTATCGAACTGTCTCATATGTTTATTTATAGTTTATTGTTTGAAAATCTAGAAATTTCGATATAATAATATTATGCTCCTATAGTTTAACGGATAAAACAAGGCACTTCTAATGCTTAGATCCAAGTTCGATTCTTGGTAGGAGTAATACTAAAGGAACTCAGATATAATATGATTATGAAAGCGCTTGTAGCTCAGTGGTTAGAGCATCCGACTCATAATCGGCAGGTCGCTGGTTCAAGTCCAGCCGGGCGCACCAAAGGGAGCGTAGTCCAATTGGCAGAGACAACGGACTTAAAATCCGTCCAGTGTGGGTTCGAGTCCCACCGCTCCTACCATTTAAAAGTTCCTTATGCATAAGGAACTCTAAAAAAAACTTTAATCTTTAGTTGAACATAGTATCAAAAGATATTATATTACTAAAGGAACTCAGATATAATAAGATAATGCCTAAAATAAATGAACGCGTAGATGATCCGATACGCGCCTATATGAAGCAAATGGGTCAGACGGAGCTTTTAACTAAAGAGCAAGAAGTAGAGATATTTAAAAGAATTGAAAAATCTCAGAAAAAAGCGTTTAATATTCTTTGTAAAGTAGATAATACTTTAATGCTCTTTAATCGATTGGGTTGCGATCTAATTGAAGGTAAACAAAGATTCGAAGATACTATTGATAGTGATTCTAAGGAAAAGTTTATGAAAGGGCTTCCTAAGCTAGTTGCTACGCTAACGAAGAAGGGAAATTCTATTTCGAAGCTTAAAACTTTATATAAGCGATTTTACTTGAAGCAATCAATTATCGATAGCTGGTGTGAAGATATTGCTAAAGAAGGAATGCCTCTAATGATTAAAACTCTTCGCGAATTACGAATTGCAAAAGATGAAATGGTTAAAGCTAACCTAAGATTAGTAGTTGCTAATGCAAAGAAATATACGAATAGAGGTGTAGCTTTGCTAGATCTTATTCAAGAAGGTAATCTTGGATTAATTAAAGCTGTTGAAAAATTCGAATATAAACGTGGTTATAAGTTTTCTACTTATGCTACGTGGTGGATACGTCAAGCGATTACTAAATGTGTAGGTGAAACGGGGAGAACTATTCGCGTACCTATGCATATGATTGATACTATTAATAAAGTATTTAGGATTCAAAGACAGTTAGTTCAAGCTGGGGGGTGTGAGCCTAGTCCAGAAGAAATTGCTGAAGAAATCGATTTACCTGTAAGTCGTGTTAAGACTATACTTAAAGTTGCAATGCATCCTATTTCATTGCAAACGCCAGTTGGTGATGGTAATACAACTATTGCTGACTTTATTGAAGATGAAAAAGAATATCAAGGAGTTGATATTGAAGCTCTTGATGGTATGAGAGAGAAAATTGCTGATGCTGTATCGTCTCTCAATGATCGTGAAATGGGTGTTATGGAGATGCGATTTGGAATGTTAGACGGTGTAAGGAGAACTCTAGAGGAAGTAGGAGATAGATTTGAAGTAACGAGAGAAAGAATTAGACAGATAGAAGCTAAAGCTATTCGTAAGCTTACTAATCCTTTAAGATTACAAAAACTTGAAATGTTCAATACTAAATCATAACGAACTAAACTACAATAAGTAATAAAGATGAAAAAAATAAAATCTATCTTTTTAGTAGTATTAGCAGCAGTTTCACTTTCTTCCTGTACGCTTGATAGTGCAAGCTTTGGAGTAAGTGCTGTTAGTTATCCTACTTATAGGCCTTTACATCAACCTGCTATTTACCGCGCTACGAGATATTATCATTATGATGTTCGTCCAGATTGGATGAGATATGGCGGTAACTGGAGACCAACACGACGTCATTGTCGTTACTAATTATGTTGAATGCAATTAAACTAGTTAGTATTTGTATCTTAGCAGCTTTAATTACTATTGCAGCAATTGGTAGCATAGTTGCAGCAATGGTATTCGGTACTATAGCCCTTGGATGTGGACCGTTTTAAGATTAAATAAATATAATTATGTACGAATACTTTGCAGAGTTAAGGAGAGTAGTTGATGGTGATACTGTTGACGTAACTATAGATTGTGGATTCAAAATGCACATTAAAGAGAGAGTTAGATTAAAAGGTATCAACACTCCTGAATGCAGAACAAGAGATTTAGAAGAGAAAGCAAAAGGGTTAGCAGCTAAAGAAAGACTATTTGATATCTTAGCGTCATGGGGTGACAAGTTTATCATTAGAACATCTATTGATAAAAAAGGTAAGTTTGGTAGATTACTTGGAGAGTTAGTAAGTTCTGATGGAAAAAAGAACGCTAATCAAATGCTTCTAGAGGAGGGCCATGCTGTAGAGTATCACGGAGGAAAGCGATGAATCCAAAGAATACCTTCTGCGGTCAAACTAGAAGAGAGTTTCTTCATACAGTTGGAGGAGCTTTTCCTAGTTTAGCTTTAGCGGGAATGTTAGCACAAGATGGATATAGTAATCCTCTTGCCCCTAAATCGAAAATGATTCCAGGCAAAGCTAAGTCTGTTATCTTTCTTTTTATGTATGGCGGACCTAGTCACGTTGATACATTTGATTATAAACCTAAACTGTATGAGTTAAATGATAAGACTATTGATGTTAAAACGTTTGGAAGAGGAGGAAAGAAAAATCAAGGTAGGGTAGTTGGGCCTAAATGGGGCTTTAAACCGTACGGGCAAAGCGGAAAGATGATATCTGATCTCTTTCCTGAAGTAGGTTCAATGGCAGATGATATAGCTTTTATTCATTCAATGGAAGCTGACTCTCCTATTCACGGATCAGCTATGCTTATGATGAATAGCGGATCATTAATAAGCGGTAAACCTTCTCTTGGTTCATGGGTTAATTATGGCTTAGGTTCATTTAATGAAGGTCTACCAGGTTATGTGGTAATGCTTGATAAGTCTGGAGGACCTATTTCAGGTGCTAAGAACTGGACTTCAGGTTATATGCCAGCTAGTTATGCTGGTACTGTATTTAGATCAGAAGGAGACCCCATTCTAAATTTAAAAAATCCTTACGGTATATCTAGAGGGCAGCAAAGGACTATTATTAACTCACTTAATCATTTAAACGGTATTCACTTAGCTGATAGAAAAGATAATACAGATCTATCTTCAAGGATAAGCAGCTATGAATTAGCATTTAAAATGCAGACAGAAGCTCCTGAGGCTATTGATGTCGATAAAGAACCAGAACATATAAAAGACTTGTATGGACTTAACGATGATAGAACTGAAGAGTTTGCTCGTAAGTTGATTCTATCACGAAGACTAGTTGAAAGAGGAGTTAGATTTATTCAAGTTTATTCGGGAGGAGCTCATAATGATTCTAACTGGGATGCTCATGGAGACTTAAAAAAGAATCATGATTATCATGCTGGTAGAACTGATAAACCTATTGCAGGATTACTCAAAGATTTAAAGCAAAGAGGGTTATTAGAAGAAACTATCGTAGTTTGGGGAGGGGAGTTTGGAAGACAACCTACAGCAGAATATGCTAAGGGTACAGGAAGAGATCATAACTCAATGGGCTTTACTATGTGGATGGCAGGAGGAGGAATAAAGGGAGGAGCTAGTGTTGGAAGTACTGATGAATTAGGAAGCGCAGCTGTAGAGAAGCCTCTTTTAGTTAAAAATCTTCATGCTACTATCTTAACTCAATTAGGTTTAGATCCTAATGTATTAAGTTATTTTCATAATGGATTAGATGAAAAGCTAGTAGGAGTTGAAGGTGCAGATGCTATTACAGAAATTATAACTTAAACATCGCTAATCTATGTTTCATCAATCTCTTTATTCTGCATGCACCACATGTGCAAAGTCTTTTCAAGAAGGGGGAGGCGACGCTGCAGGGTGGTCAATATTTTTTCTTCTTGCAACAATAGTCCCAGTACTCGGAGCTACTGGTATTTGTATGGTGCAAATTGCTAAACGTGAACGAGAAGGACTTGATCCAAAATATTCTGACTAGTAACATAAATAATAGTATGCCATTAAAAAGAGGTTCATCCCAAAAGACTATAGGAAGTAACATTAGTAAGTTACGTGATGAAGGTTATCCTCAAGATCAAGCTGTAGCTATAGCTCTTAGTAAAGCCGGTAAAAAGAAAGAGAACGAAGAGGAAAAATCAGATAAGGTAAAAGTTTATAAAGGAAAAGATTATAAAGTGAAGGTTGAAAAAGGTAAAAAATTTACTAAGAATGGTATTTATATGAAAGTTTATTATCAAAATCCTAGCTTATCTAAAAAAAGACATAAACAAATAGCTAATCAAATTTATAGAGCTATTTCTGATGAAGAAATACCAAAAACCTTAAGATCTTTTAAAGAATATTATATGGCTAAGAATTAAATAATTGTATGAATAAGGAGGAAAAAATTGACAAGTTAATTAATTTTTTTACAGAAAAATCCTCCGCAAGTGAAGAACAAATACGTACAATTAAAGAAGTTTTAGAGACATTAAGCGATAATAATTTAAATAAATTAGTAGCTGGTATAATCTTTGCAGGTAAGCCATTTATGGCAATGAATAAAATTTGGCGTATAGAATAATTAGTTGATATTTAAGAGAACCACCATATATTAAATATATGAAAGTACCCACTAATAATATTGGCGGAGAAATAGTTAAGGATAATGAAACTTATCTACTCAGAGATAACAAACTTCTTAACAATCTTGTAGTTAGTAGTACGCTCCTGCTACCAGGTAAAGAAACTAGAGGTCACAGTCATGATGGGCAAGAAGAAGTTTATTTCTTCCACTATGGGCATGGAGAAATGACTTTAGGCGATGAAACGTTTCCGGTTACAGGCGGGGAAACTGTTTTAATTCCAGATGGTGTGTTTCATAAGGTAAAGAATACAGAAGAGTATCCTCTTTATTTTGTATGCGTATTTGACGGAAAGCGGTATGAGTAAATTTCATCTATTTTTAATAATAATAATCATATTATTAATAGTTTGGTGGTCTAGTGAATCTAAATGGATGGAAGAAAACTGGCCTGAACTAGAAATGGATATATTTTGGAACGACGGAGGTATTGAATTTCATTAATGACATTAGCTGGGCTTGGACAGACTCTTTTTTTACTATCGATTGTATTTCATAGTCTTTTACTTTATGCAATATCGAGTAGTATGATAATACTTAATTTGGCTTTTTCTTACTTAGAAGAGAGAAAAACAAAAGGAACTAGCATATAATAGTATCTGACAAGTGAGTATAAACACGGTTAAGCCTTCCATAAGTCATAAAATAATCAAGGAAGGTGGGTCCAGTCTAGAGCCCTCAGAGAATTCTAGCGTGGAGATGGCGAGATTGACTTACGAGTCGGCCAGTGCCTTGACGCTTAATCCATGTGGCACGGTGGACATCTCCTGAAGACTTTCTATAATAATAATATGAAAACGACAAACATACCATTGCTAACATCATTAACAGTACTACTACTAACTGCAGCATTGTCTATTCCCGTTCATGCTAATATGCGAGAGTATACTGTTGTAGTTTCAGAACTAGAACAAGAAAAACATCTACCTGTTCTTGAGCCGTTATTTAAAAAAGAGTTTCAGGCTAATGGAATTAAGGTAAAGGAAAGGAAAAATGGGTGGCACGAGCTTATCTTTATTTCACCTTTAGATAATATTACTAGAAGAGAAGTTAAACAAGCTATTACAGATACAAAGCTTAGAGTGTGGAAAGTAACAAAGAAGTCAACAAAACTTCCTAAACCTAAAAGCGACAAAAAGGTAAGTTTACCTAACACTTGGCCTGATGGAACGTGGCATCTTTTACTACTCAAAGAATCTAATAAAAAGTATAACCAAACATAGGAACTCTATTATAATAAGCATTATGGGTAAGCATGCAAAACAAGCAATCAGATCAAATACGATTAAACGTGTAACTGAAGGATCCTATACTAATCTTTATCATAAAGAAGGAGAATGGGAGCGAAAGCAAAGAGAAAAGCGCAGACAGCTTTATCGTGATGTACCGCAATATAACTGTCGCATAAAATGGTAAGAAAAAGTAAAAGACATGCAAATAGAGCTGAACGATTAGCTTTAGGAGGCTATATTGGAGATGCTCATTTCTTTCTTCAAGATTTACTATTAGCTTATCTTGAAAACGGAGTAAAATATATGGATGACGATATCGTCTATCTTCCTAAACTTTACGATATGTGTAAAGAGCTCAGAAAAACGATAAAAGAGGACGTTGAAAAGATAAAACGAAAAGAAAAGAGAAGAGAGAAAAAAGAACTTAGCTATAATTAATTTACAATATTCCAACAACAACAATAAATAAAAGGACCTAAGCATGTACCTTATAAACTAAACTGCTCATATTTTTATGAAAAACAAACTACATAGACTTTGTATTAGGTTAGGGTGGTATCGAGAGATTTACAAAGGTCATTTTGATATTGGCAAGACGCTAGTAGGAACCCATTTCATCGTAGGTGACTATATACCTCTAACATTGAAGCGTTGTATCGAACTTGAAAGAGGATATCATCAAGAGAGTTACATGGAGATGAAACATGATGTTCAGAAAAGAGCTCCTAAAGGTTCATTAAGCTGGATGTCAGGAGCAGGAGTAGGCGCTGCAGCATTGTTAATGGCAAGCTGTAAAGATATTGAAAAGGAAGAAATTCAACTCGAACTCATACCTCCACCAGATCCAATCATAGTACCTGACCCTCCACATTCATAAGGAACCTAGCTATAATTAAGATATGCAAGTGTATGAGATCGAAAAAACTTCTCCGTTGACTGGAAAAGTCAATACGATGGAGATTAAGATGAATCCTAACGATTACGTTAGATGGCAGAAAAGAGAAACAAATATTCAAGATGCTCTTCCATATCTTAGTGTTGATGAAAGAGAGTTTCTCATGTCAGGAATATCTCCTGAAGACTGGAATGAACTTTACCCCGCTTCTGTAGCATGAAAAAACGAGATCGAGAGTTTTTCGAAACTGTAACATTTGGTTGTTTAGTGTTTCTTGTTGTTGTAGTTATTGCACTTTGCGCAACAGGCTAATAAGGAACTAAGCTATAATAAAGATATGTCAAATAAAGAATATATTGTAGAGATTTTTAGTACGAGCTTTCAACCACTAGGTCAAGTTGGACCTGTTGGATATAAGCAAGCGCATGTTGTTCATAGCAACCTTATGAAGAGTGGAATGCTAGCAACAATCACGGAGAAAGAAGTAGTTGATCATTACAAAGCTGTTGGAGAATATTACAACAACTAAAGGAACTCTGATATAATAAAGATATGCCGAAGAAGATACATACAAGACATGGTGGAGCCTTTGATAGGGGAAGTGCTGATTATTATTATAGCAGACCTTACGCTCCACATTATTATATTGGTGATACTTATAACTCTGCTAAAGTTGAAGAGAGTAATATGACTGAAGAGGAAGTTGAAGCTTATAAGCTTGGATGGGATGATGCTGCATTTCATGGAGACCGAAAGGAGTATCGATAATATGCTATTGTTCTTATTACTTTTAACCTTTACTTTATTAGTTCATGTCTGCCGTCAACCATGGAAACGATTCGGAGGAGGATTCGACGATATCGACTGATGGTTACGGAGATATTGTAAATAAAAGCTTAGATGAAATCATCGGGAGAGGCGGAGACATTTACGATTTTGAAGAGCATTTGTTAGATTTTTTAATTGAGCTTGAAGGTGATCTTAGAGCTATTCATAACGAAACAATAGATAATTATCTATCATGAAGCATAGAAATATACGAGATAAAATGCATGATGTATTGAAGGATTTCAATGATGTTAATCTTGATTCTGATATTGCTAGAAATGCAATAATTAATAGGATAATTAGTTTAGTTCAATCTGAATCTTCTGATCCGAAATACTGGAACAACCTTTATTGGAAATCAGAAGAAGAAGAAGCATACGAACTCTGATATAATATAAGAATAAAATATGACCCGGTCATCTAATAGGGAAGACCTTCTGTAAAAAACCAAGCGGCGAACGGTACCATACGCCGCGATGCGCGCACCGGTGCGTCTATAGAAGGAATGCAGGTTCGAATCCTGCCCAGGTCTGCTCCTAGCAATTAACGAGGCGTCAAAATCTTCACGCCTACAACCCGAAAGGGAGAGGCTAGGTGGGAGTAAGGAACTTAGATATAATAATAGTATGAGATTAGGTGAGCTAAAAGAGCATATCAAATTCTTTGAGAAGCATAATTACGTTAATGATTTTTCTGAGATAATTATCGGAAAGATTGGAACTTGCGGAACTATGGATGGAGAAGAAGTTCAAGTACCAATCATTGATGCCGATATTCAAGCGATTCCAGGAGAAGATCGAGTTGCATTTACTCTAGTACATCAATAGGAACTCTAATATAATAATAGTATGGCAAAGAAATGGAAGTTTGATGAGTATCTTGGAGAGCAACTTAAGCGCATTGCTTTTGTAAACGGAGGAGAGTTTAACTCTACTGATGTTAATAATAAATTGCTTGACAGGAGTTATCTTGATAAGCTTTATAGGAAGGAAAAGCCTTCTGTAAGTTGGAACTGGGATAGCTTTAACGATAGAATGAACCGTCATATCTATAGATCTGTTTTACTTCTCGGAGGAAGTAGAGAAAAAGTAGGACGCAGATGGGTTTATAAAGTAAGTCCTGAGCTCTTTCTTACTCAAGGTTCTGCCATGGCAGGCGTTAAATGTTAGTGATATGAGAAGAGAATATTATATTCTTAAATACAAGATCAGCGGAGTCGAAGGCTCTATTTATAAAGATTATTGGACTAGGTTAGCTCATTCCCCGATGTTTAACTCTGCAGAAGAATGCGAAGAATTCTACCTCCGAAACAAAGACGTCTACGATAGACAAGCTGATCAAAGAGAGATTGGAATCTTTAAAGCAGTGCACGATGAAACGTTTATATTGAGTGTATCGCAAGTTACTGTTCTGGATTAAATAGTATTATGGAAAAGAAAAATCCTTATTCAATGCGCAATCTCGTAGATTATTTTTATGCCTGGACTCACCAGCAGTCCGAAACACCTGGTAACTTTAAGAATAATCTTAAAAGAACACTTAAGAATCTCGAGGAAATGGTTCTCATAGAATATGAAGCCGATCAGCGCGGAATATCTCGAAATGAATATCTTGATGAGCTCTACAGTCAGGATAAACGAAGAGGCCGCCCAGGCAACCGCTTTCCTTCTTCACAGTAGAGATATGAGTTCCCTAGTATATAATAAAGCAGTTAAAACCCTCGTAGGGGCCCGGCAAAAAAATTCGAAAAATGGATAAACACTACCCTAAACGCGTCGTAGATTACGCTATTGATAATAAAATATCTCTAGAAGAAGCTCATAAACAGATTATTCTTAATAAAGAACAAAAGATAGATAAGGTTCAAAGTACAATAGATAATTTTTCATTAGAGAAGGAGAAAGAGTGGTTAGATAGCTTGTATGAAGCTACTTTAGAAGCACAGGATGAGCAGATTAGCAAAGAAGAAATTAAGTGGGTAGAAGCACAACTTGAAATAGCAGATAAGCTCTATGATGAAATGTATCGAAAAGACGTGTGAGTTCCCTGTAACATGCGATTACAATGATATGTGTATGCAGCATGAAATAACTAAAGCAGAAGAGCGGAGACAATCAAATAATATGAAAAAGAAACTAGGAATTATCGAAACACTTAAAGCTGCTACGTCAGTAAAACAAGTAAACGAACTAGCTAAGAAGCTTGAGACATATGATCAAGTATCAGCTAAGACAGTAAGGAAGTTTACTAAGGTCTCTAAGAAAAAGAGAGCAGAAATTAAGAAAAAATCGTAGAAAAACGAAGAATCTTCCCAAAAAGGGGAGTTTGCAGTAGAGACCTGGGCAAGTCTAGCCAACAACGTGAACGGCTAAAAACTGCCCAAAACCATTATAAATCAAAGGGTTATGTTAAGAGTTCCTTTTGTACAAACCAGATCTGCCGTAGAAGGAGAGTCTCCGAAATACAACAATACATGTGAAATAACTTTTCCCGGGGAAATAATTTCGTCGACGTTATAATAACCGTTAAGACGTATAGGTTGATCTGATCGACATGTCCGCAACATAGGTCGAAAAAACAGGGGAATTTCGATATGTGTTGGTAATAGGTCGATCTGATCGATATGTGGAAAAGGAACTAGCCTATAATAAGAGTATGCCGAAGAATAACGTCGATCACTATGCTGCCAGAATTAACATGCGGAAAGAAATAGCAGCTCAACGCGCTATCCGGACTGGGCTGGAGGAGGAGTATCTCGGAGCGAGCAACGGCATCGCCGGTGCGAAGCTACCGCTGCCCCCAGAGGATCGGCAGTACCCCGAACACGATAAACTCATCGAGCACATCATGGACCTAGTAGGCGGCAACATCGAAGCGGGTCGCGACTGTATGCATGCTAGGGAGATGCTGGACGATATCCTGGTCGACCTCACCTATCTCAAGAACGCCATAGGCACTGCTGATCAATATCTGAAGAAGGGCCTGCTTTAGGAACTCTAATATAATAGAGGAGATGAGAGAGAAAAGTATGATTGATAGAGAAGAAGAGGTTATTGATGCTTGTCGTCTGATTATGAGATTTTTGGATGATGATACTGAAGAGGATGGATTGTGGAGTGAGAGGTTAGAAAATCAGTTGTGTAATTTAGAGGATAGGTTGAAGTGGTAAAGGAACTCTAATATAATAAAAGAGATGAGGAAAACCGATTACGAGAAAACCGATTACGATAAGTTTCTAAAAGAACGAAATGCAGCTACCCATCTTAGAGATGAGCTTGTTTGGCTTGTTGGCTATACTAATAACTCTCCTGATGATAGGGTCATTAACGAACGTCTCAAAGCCGCTCTTGCTAAGCATGAAGAGGCTAGATGTAAAGACTGGATATAATATGTATTACGTAGAAGTATATAGCGTCGATAAACTAGAGCATGTAGCTGATGTCGGACCTTTCGATATAGATAAAGCTAGAGCCGTACATAGAGTATATACTAGTAGCGGACTACTAGCTATGGTCACCGAAGCAGAAGAGAAGGAGCAGCGAGAGAAGAACACTTCTCTAGATGACCGCGGCTCCTAGAGCAACCCGCGCTCTAGAGACGGTAGCGTTCGAGATTGGTTATATAGAGAGCGGGTTCCAAAACCCGGTTTGAGCCATGGCTATAAAAAATTTTTAGCGCGCTCTGAAGTTCCTTCTATATAGGGTTCCTATTCCTTTTCCATTTCCCATTCCTTTTCCGTTTCCTTTCTAAAGGGAAAGAATAAATATGGTATATGGCATTCGAATATAGTATTTGGGTAAAACAAATTAAAGTAGAGTATAATAAGGACGGCTTAGAGAATGTGGTTACTTCTATTATGGCTTCTATGTCAGGTTACGATACCGATAGTATAGGTAAGTTCAGAGGTAGAAGAGGTCATGTATTCATAGAAGATGAAGAGTATGAGATAGCT